TGCTGCTGGACATCCAAAACATATCCAACGCTCAGCAAAATATCCTGTCTACGATTAACAGCATCGACGGCAAGGTGGACAAGCTGGGCAAGCGCATCGACGTGATCGAGCGGGAGCCGGGAGACAAATGGAAGAAACTGGCCTTTGAGATCGTCAAATACGTCGTGCTGGCCGCCGTCGGCGTGGCGGTGGGCTACATCATCAAAGGGGTATAGCAAGAAAGGAGAAAAACCATGAACATCAATCTGACCCCCATCATCCAGGCAATCATCGCGCTGCTGGCGGTGCTGATTACCTACAAGCTGATCCCGTGGATCAAGGCGCGGACGACCAACGAGCAGCAGGCGCTGCTCAAGGCGACCATCAAGACGATGGTCTTTGCCGCCGAACAGCTCTACGGAGCCAAAAACGGCTCTGAGAAACTGGACTGGGTAATCTACCAGCTCAGTCAGCGCGGCTACAGCGTGGATCGCAGCGAAATCGAGGCAATTATTAAAGAAAACATGGATGCCCTGCACACTTACTCCCCCAGCGAAACGAAAGCACGGGAGGAGGAAACCAAAGCCGAAGACGAAAAACCTCCCGAGGAATAACCCCGGGAGGCCGTGCATATGATGAAATACGACGAGTACCCGCAGTTTGACGGCGTGACCTCGTCGGTGATGTCGCGCCTCATCATCGAGGCGCGGCTCGCGCCGTCAGATGTGCATATCGCCGCCTCTCGCCTCGTCTGGGGCATGGACTATGCGGACATCGCCGCAGCGGTGGGCATGGACAGGAGCGCCGTTTCCAAGCGCCTGCGCGGGCAGATCGTCCCGCGCATCGAGCTGGTGATGCAGGCGGTAGATAAATGTATGTAGGCTTTCAGGCCGGTGGAGCAATCCGCCGGCCTTTTTTCTTTTGGCTTTTTTTGCAAAAAAAGTTTTGGAAAACCCCGTAAAAAGGCTTGACAATATATCAAAAATGATATATAATATAGTCACAAGGTTGAGGGAAGCAAGAGCGACCGGCGGCAGAGCCGCAGAAAGTGGAGGGAAATCATGAAGTACACTAAAAAAGTTATCGAGGCGCTGATCGAAAATAAACTGGCTCGTCTTTGGAGGAAAAATGGAATAGAGAGACTATATATTGACCTCACTGCTGTGGATGCATGGACTGCCAATTGTGATGAATTTCCGGGAAGATTCGCCGTTAATCGTTATGATCGCTTTAATGGCAAGATGTGGATCGACCTTGCGAACGATGAAATTGCCACTCGCAGCATGGGGCACGGCGAAGAATGCGCTGCCCAGCTTGATACAATCATTAGTATCCTCGTGCCCGAAGAAACCGAAGCAACCGAAGACATGGCGGAGACGGCCGAAAACGATGGAATTGATGAAGAAGTTGCTGTATACGTAGTTATGCGCCACGGCAATCCTGGCACTCTCAATGATGAAGCCCCGATTGTTGGAGTGTATGACAAAAAAGAAAAAGCGTTAGAATGTAAGCGTGAATATGAATCCAAGATTGACGAAATCGGGAACTGGGCGCCTTATTATACCGTGACAAGATTTGCGTTGAATAAACCTGATTGTCGCAGAAAGGAGGAAGGTGCCAATGCGAACTGACCCAAGGGTTACCAACAACAGCCTGATTGCCCAGCGTCGTATCGCGCTGGGGCTGACACAAAAGCAGCTCGCAGAAGCGATCGGCACTACCCAAGCAATGATTGCCCGCTGGGAAACTGGGAAACACACGCCGAATGGGGTAGCGTTGCTGAAACTTACAGATGCGTTGCATTGTACAATGGACGAATTGATGCAATAGGAGCAAGGAGGAAAAGAAAATGAAGGGTGCAATTAGAGTAGACCTCATAAACCGGGATGGATTGTGTTTTGACAGTGGTGTATTTGACAATGCAGAAAAAGCGTTTGAGTGGGCAAGCGGCAGAGGGAACAAATACAAGGTAACTTTTACGTGGAGAGACTTGGGGAATGATGCATCGGCGGAAGAACTGGAGGCCGAATACCGAGATCAATTTGATGGCGGATGGTATATGGTACACAATAAATATGAAATGGTCAAAGGAGATGACTACTGGGGCTGGAAACCCGTATATAAGAACACTGCAATTGCAATGATGCAGAAAGCGATAGAGGACAGCCTCAAAAGCTAAGTAATCAACAAGCACCGGCATTCCTGTAATTGGGATGCCGGTATTTTCATTTTTGGCCGGGATTTCTGCAAGTGTATCATCAAAATTCACTTCTTTTTTGATGCTCTTGCGTTTTTTCTTGTGTTGTATCTTCAATCTCTTCACTTTTTTTGATTTTTCACACAAACCCCGCATAACTTCCCGCGCCCATCTGCTACTCATGCGAAAATAGCATCAGAAAGCGAGGTGCAACGCATGGCTTATAACTACCCATTTCCCCAGCCCGCTGTGCCGGGATATTTCAACGCCAACTACATGCCCCCTCAGCCGCAGATGATGCAAATGACGCAACAGGTGCCGCCGCAGAACAGCGGCGCGCAGAGCAATGTGTCGTGGATTTACGTCAACGGTGTGCAGGGCGCGCGCGACCACATCGTCCAGCCCGGACAGACGGCGTGGATGATGGACAACAACGACCCGGTCATCCACGTCAAGGCCGTGGACAGCATGGGCACGGCGACGCTCAAGTCGTTCCGGCTGCTGGAAATCGACCCGCAGGCCCAGACGCAGGCTGCGCCCGCGCCCCAGATCGACGTATCGCAGTTTGCCACCAAGGACGAGATCAAGGCTGTGTCGGACAAGTTGTCGCAGCTTGAAAACGCGCTGGGAGGGATCAACCTGTGAGCAACCCTCTCATCGGCATGATGGCCAAACAGGCCAACGCCCAGATGCCGGGGATGCAGATGCTTCAGCAGTTCCGGCAATTTCGGCAGATGTGGTCGCCCCAGGCGGCCCAGCAGAAGATCAACGAGATGCTGCAAAGCGGCCAGATCAACGCCCAGCAGCTTGAGCAGGCGAAGCAGATCGCCGAGCAGATGCAGGGATTTTTCAAGGGATGATTCTTTGCCCGGAGCGCTACGGGCTGAGGATAAATATCAAAAAGGAGTGACCTAAATGGACAATATGACCCTTGCCGACATCGCGGCCGTGACCAATAAGGATCGCAACTGCGACGGCTTCTTCGGCGACGGCGGTTTCTTCTGGATCGTCGTGCTCTTCCTCGTATTCGGCATGATGGGCGGCGGTCTGTGGGGCAACGGCAATGCCGGCCTTCAGGGCGCGCTCACCCGCGGCGAGATGGCCGACGGCTTTAACACCGCCGAAATCCTCCGCAACCAGAACGGCCTGATGCGCGACCAGTTCGGCGTGCAGCGCGACGTGCTGGAGAACCGCTACAACACCCAGCTCGGTATGGCCGGCATCGACAAATCCATCATGGAGAATCGCTTCGCCGCCCAGCAGTGTTGCTGCACCACCCAGAAGGAAATCATGCAGAACCGCTACGACGCGGCCCTGCAGGCTCAGGCCATGCAGGCCCAGCAGGCGCAGTGCTGCTGCGACGTGAAGACGGCGATCCACGCGGAGGGCGAGGCCACCCGCGCGCTCATCAACGCCAACACCATGCAGGAGCTGCGCGACAACCTGCAGGCGGCCCAGCTCCAGCTCGGCACGCTGTCGCAGACCAACACGCTGCTCTCGGCCATCAACAAGACCCCTGTGCCGGCGTACCTGACGTGCAGCCCGTATCAGTCGGGCTACAACCCCTACGCCGCGCAGGGCTGCGGAAGCTGCGGAGCCGGTTACGTCGCGTAACCAACTGACATACGCGTTATAACAGCGCCTGCGCCCGTCCGAGCCATGCGCCGGGCGGGCGCTGTAAATGGAAGGAGAATAATATGTCCTGTAATTGCAAAAACATCCACCAGAAGTCTGCGCAGGCCGCGTACAACGCCGCTTTGCAGACCTACACCGCCGAGGGGACGACCATCAACGTGCTCGGCACCCAGATCACCGACACCGGCTGCTCCATCACCACCCAGAGCGGCGGATTCCGAATCAACGCCGGCGGCCTGTTCCGCGTCAGTTTTGACGTGACCAGCACCCCCGGCGCGGCGGGCGCTCAGGTGCTCCAGCTCTACAACGGCTCCACGCCCATGCCCTGCGCGATGACCACGGATACCGTGGCGGCAGGAGGCGAAATCACCCAGCACGTGGAGACGGTGGTGCGGCTGGCCACCTGCTGCGCGATCCAGCCCGTCATCAGCGCGCGCGTGAGCGGCGCTGCCGGAACGGTCAGCCACGTATGCGCCAGCGCGGTCAAGCTGGCCTAAGGAGGCGCAGATATGAAGATCATCAAGCGCCTGAGCAACGACATCGCCGGAAACATCGAGGAGGCCCGAGGCAAAATCCGCACGGCCTACGACCTAAAGGCGGAGCATCCCGAGGCCGCCGCGTGGTATCGCGAGATGGCCGCGGCCCACATCAATTTCAACACCAACGGCCACGCCGTGGTGAAGAAGCTGATCGAGGGCTACAAGGCCTCCGAGGAGTACAAGCAAAAGCCCGCCTACGCCGACGGCATGATCGCCGCGTGGGAAGCCATCCACAACGACCTCATCGCCAAGACCGCCGAGGTTAAGGCGATGATCGATGGCTGGAAGTAGCAAAATAATAGTGGGAGCCTTGTGGTCGCGATGAATCGCGACCACAAGGTTGTCTCTATTCTCTGCAAAAAATTAATCCACAATGGGATAGATAGTCAACGTAAGATATTCGGCGGGGTTTTCGTTTCGGAAGCACCGCCGCGTTTTTTTGTACTTGATCTCCCGGACAATTGTCCGAAGCAGCGCGTTTTTTTCGGCGGGTGTTGAATCATCCCACGTGTCGAGCAAATGCCTGATCTTAGGCTTCAGCCGGATGATGGCGGCGTGCTCGTCGACGGGCTGAGACTGACGAAGTTCGGCCAGTGTGGCTGACGCAGCGGCGATACGGTCATTGATGACCTTGCTGCGCTCGACGTAGGTATCGGCGCTGTATACGCCAGTTTCAAGCAAATCTTGGAGCTTGGATAATTGATTGCGCAGCTGGGTGATCTGCGCGGAAACCGCTCGAATTTGCGGCAGCGTATCATTGACAGGAGCAGCGCAATCCGGCGCATAACCATCACTATCGCCATACGTTGACCATTGCCTCAACGCGAAAAGCAGCGCGTCATATACGTATTTCGCTTCAATGGTTGTGGTGGCGCAGCCGCCTATTTTCCGGCAGCGATAGGTAGCGTCCACTCCGTAGCGCTTATATTCTGGGACCATGTGCATGGCCCGGCCGCATTCGGCGCAGTGCATCAGACCGCTGAGCGGGTTGACCATCTCGCGCCGAAAGGGTACGCATGGGTCGCCGAGACTAGTAAAGCACCGCTGAACGGCGTCAAAAACATCCTTGTCGACAATGGCCGGATGCAGGCCGTCAGAGACAAGACACTCAGATGACCGCGGGCGGGTGACGATCTCCTTGCCGTCCTTCATTTCGATATTTTGATGGCGGTAATTCCAGCGAATTTTGCCAATATAGACGGGATTGGTCAGTATTGATCGAATTTCCGACGGATCAAAGTTTTTCCCGCCATAAGTCCGGAAGCCCATATCGTTGATGCGCCGGGCAATGGTATTTTTGCCGCACTCGCCCGAGGCATACCAGGCAAACATGCTGCGCACCGCTTCGGCTTCGGAGGGCTCTGGAGTCAGCGTCCAGCCGCGCCCAGGCTCAATGCGAACGCGCCGATAGCCAAACGGCGCCTTGGGGCTGATCCACTTCCCCTCCTTGACGGAGGCGACGCGGCCTGCCCACATGCGGCGCTTGATGCGCTTGTATTCAGACCTGGCGATAAACTGGGAGTACTCAAAAAATTCCTCGTCCATCTCCCGGCGGGTGTTGTAGTCCTTGTAAGGCGTGATGACGATGGTGTCCGAGTACTTGAGCGTCTTGAGGATGGCGGACTGGTCGGCTCCGTCGCCGCGCCCGAGGCGGTCAATGTCCATGCAGAGCACCGCGTCGTAATCGCCGCGCTCCACGGCACGCATGAGCCGCTGCATCTCCGGGCGCTCGGCGATGGTGTCGCCGGATACAAGTTCGGAAAATACGTCGGTGACGGTCAGATCGCGGGCCTTTGCGACGGCCAGCAGTGTTTCGCGATGCTTGGCCAGCGTCTCCCCCTCGCCGCGGGCTTCGGCCTCGTAGTCCGCGCGGGACTTGCGCAGGTACATGGCGCAGATCATGGGTTATTCCTCCTTTCCATCGAAAAACACGCAGAAACCGATGGCCTGCGGCGATCCGAACCTTGCCACAAAGTCGTCGTCGCCCATCCGGCGGATGCAGACATAGTGCGTATTCGGCCAGCCGATGCGGTCATCGGGGCCGAGGTCGTCGCTGATGGAGACGTCCTCCGCGGCAAACGCGTCGCCGCGATAACCGAGATCGTGGCGCAGCTTATTGTAAGCCGCCGCAAGGCCGTCCTTCAGCTCGTCAACGGTACGATATTCGCGCATGGTCTTCATTGCTTCATCGAGAGCACCTCGGTGGTCGCGATACAAAATCTTCATGCCTGTTCCTCCTCAAACTTATCGTCCATACGCTCTCTCGCCATAGATACGCTCTGTCTGTACTGTTCCGCCAACGCCGTTTCGCGGAAGGACGCGGTGGGGTCGATTCGCTCCACGATTTCCCGCAGCTCTCCCACATCGACGTTGAAAAACTCTTTCCGGCGATTGATTTTATTGACGCGCCGGGAATCCAGCTCTTTGTGCAGATCATTTTCCAGCTCGACCGCATCGTCGCTGAAGATAAAGCTGTGAACGTCAAACGGGAACGGCACCGACGCGCTTCCGAGTTCATCCACGCGCTCCTGCGGCTCCAGGCGCCGCGTCATGCCGATCTTAAATACGTTGTCGCCAAACGCGCCGATATTGCTGATGATATACACCGTGCCGGCCTTGCCGTTTTGCAGATTGACGATTTCGGCCTTCTTCTCTTCAACCTTGCTCATCAGCCCGTTCATCTCATCGAGTCGACGCTGCAGTGCCGCCAGTTCCTCGCCGTGTGCCTTGTTCATCTCGGCCACGATTCGGTCGATCTCCTGCTGATATTTCTTTTCCTCGGCCTCGACGCGCTTTTTCTCGGCTTCGAGCTGCTTGCGCTCTTCGGCCTCCTGCCGCATCTGCTCTTTGATGGCGCGCTGCTCTTCCTTGGCCTGCTCGCGCTTGACGTAATATTCATACTCAATGTCTACGGTCTTGAGATACAGGCTTTCAATCTGGGCGATAAATCGCCTCAGCGTGGGCGCAATCGTCTGATTGCCGTCTATCGCGATGGTGTAGTACTTGCTCGTCAACGTGCGAATATCCGCAATCGCCTTGTCCAGCGTACCGAAGCGCAGCGTATACAACACGTTTTCCAGCTCCGCCTCAAGGCCAAGCACCATCAGCCGATACAGCGCGCGGATTGTCTTTGTCTCGTAATTGGATTCATACGCCTTGCATACGGCGATGATCTGCTTCCGCGTCTCGCGATACTTCGCGGCAAGCGTCTTAACCGTCAGGCAGTTCAAGTCATTCTCGGGCAAAAGCTCCTCCAAGTCCTTGATTTCCGGGACGCTCTCTCCGCGAGTCGTCGCTTCCAGCGCGGCGTTGATGCTCTGCGCCAGATATTTGAGCTTTTCCGTCCGCGATATCGCCGTGGTGAGCTTGCTTTGCGCGGCGGCGTTCTCCATTGCGAGCGCGTCACGCCGTGCGGTTAGATCACGCAGTTCATTCTGGCAATCTGCGCTCTTTCGCTCAAGCTCTTTGGTCTGATGCTCCAGCGCCTGATAGGCCTCTGTCTGGGCCTGACGCATCGCCTCCTGCAGCAGCGCGTCACTCTGCCGCGCCCGCGCCTCGGCCTTATCCGCGGCCTCAGTGTATTCGCAGACTTTGCACAATCCGCTCTCCTTGCTGACGCGGACAAACAGCCCGTGTCTTCCACATCTCGCGCATTTTCCCACGCTCTCGTCCTCCTATATCTCTGCAAATTAAGCGGTGACGATCCGTCACCGCTTGAATCTCATCTTCTTATCCACCCAACTGATGGGATCATCCAGTCGATGAAAAACATCAGCACAAACAGCCCCATCACGATGTACGAAACGGTCATCGCTATCCTTGCGCGCCGGCGCTCGTAGGCGATGGCCTCTTCGGCGCGCTGGTGATCCTCCGAGGCGATCCTGCCCCTGTGCTCAATTCGCTCGTCCTTTTCGTCCAGCCGTGCTTCCAGCCCGGCGATCACGGCCCTGTACGCCTCATCCGTGCCTCCGTCGGCCTTGTGCTCGTCCGACCTGATCCCGGCCATCTCGTCCAGGCTGCCGCCCAGACAGACGACCAGCCTGCGGAGTATATCGTAGCTCGCTGACTCGTCGTCCAGCGCGGAAAAGTATTTCCCGATGGTTCCGATGGGCACGCCCGATTCATCCGCGATCTGCTGCTGGGTGTATCCCCTCGCTTCCTTCAGCTGTCGTAAGTACGCCGTCACCTTCTGTTCCAATGCAGTACGCCTCTTTTCGACCTTCTTATTCGATTCTTCTTGTAAGAAGAATGGTTTTCCATACAAAAAGTGAATTCTTCTCCGGTTCTTCCTGTGCGCTATTGTTCTTCTCAGGCAGACATGCGACTATATATATAGCAGATTATTACAACGGACGGAGGAAAAATCACGATGACAAACGCCATGCATGATCCTGTTTACCGCGGCCAGCTTGCGCGCAAACTCTCCCACGACGGGAGGTTCCAGGTGATCTTCGGTCACTACCCGGACGATCCGGAAATTTTCGAATTTGTCTCGGCCCCGGTCGGCGGTGGCAAGCCCGTCCGATACATCAACCTCGATGCGCGGCCCGGCGCGAAAACCTCACGCCTGATTCGAATTTGATCTGATCGCCCCGCCTTTCGGCGGGGCGCGCCTCGTTACTGAGCCTTTTCGTCTGGAGCAGCCGTTTCGCCCTCCGCGGCATTTGATCCGCTTAGCGCGGCATTTGCTGCGCCCTGCTGGGCCTTCTCCAACACGCTGACCTCGTCGGGATCGACCGTGACCTTGGTCGTGTCGCGCTTTGCCGGTACCGCGGACTGCACTCTTCTAATTTCGTGGTCGACTACCCAATTAATCAGCTCCCTGCCATGCTGATCGAGCTTGTCGTATTTGGCGGCGATTTTCATCGCCGCTGATGACGGAAGCCAGTCGTATTCAGTACCTATAATGTAGTCTCCTGATACATTCAACGCATTCGCAATAGCTGTGATTCGACTTGAGTCCGGCTCACGCGTACCTGTTTCGTACCCAGTAATTGTGTTCTTGGCGACCCCTATCATTTCCGCTAATTGCAGTTGCGTATAGCCTTTTTCTAAGCGCGCCTTTTTTATGCGCTCTCCAACTGTCATTGTTTTCACCTCGATTCTATTATAACCGATATTCTGTTTTAAGTCAATAAAAAAACATCGCATTTCGCGAACTTTTTTTTGCAAAACCCCTTGACAATATCGCAAATCGCGACTATAATATAATCACAAGATCGCGATGTGCGACCTCTTAATAAAAGACTGGAGGTGAAATGATGTTCCCTAATCTGCTTGGACAAAAAGCCTTTCACAAAATGTCAAACGATGATATGGCTGCGGTGATCGGTGTAAGCCGCCCAACGTTCGAAAATAAGTTGGCAACCGGCAAATTCACCGTGCGAGAGATCAATGCTTACATTCGGCTTTTCAAAAAGCCATATGACTACCTCTTCGCCACCGACGACGATCAGACGGCGTAAGCCCTGACGCGAAAGGAGAAAACCCCAAATGGAAGCAAAATCCGCAGTCTGGTCGGCGAAGAGCCGAACGGTGATCGAAGTCCAGTCCGCATACGGGAAGGGGACGGAAGCCGACCCGTCTCGTATCGTGACGGAGTACTGGTCGATGGAAGGAGAACTACTGGCGAGGAACGACCCACTCCGGGAAAACGATCAGGGGTGACGTTTCGCCTCAGCGTCCGCGCTGGCTGAGAGGATACTGTTATACAGCTCGTCGGTTTCATGGCGATCTATGTACCAGTCCTTGATGAGGCGCTCGACGGCGGCAATGAGCTTCGCGGCGGTGTCGCGGTCGATGTCGATGATGAGGTTGACGTCTTTCTCCATGTGCGCGCCGATGTTTCCGAGTTTGCGCAGCGCATCCAGGACAGACCATTGCAGGGGCGGAATCAGGGGCTTCAGCTGATTGATCTCGTCGTTGAGCGATCTGCCGGAAATCCCCCAGGCATCGCGAATCATCCCCTGAAGGCAACGGCGGCAGAGAGTAGCGGCCGCGCGCGGGCTGTCCTGAAGGATAGTGCAGGCCTCCTGATAGTCCGTGCGAATGGCCGCGGGGACATAATCCGGGACGTGCATATACGCGGCGCGCGGATAGATGTTGGCGATGAACGGATGATCGCCCCATTGGCGGGTAGCGGTTACTGACATCTCATGGCAGACGGAGCAGAAGAAAAATTCGAACTGAATCACGTCGCCGGCAGGAATGCAGTTGCCGATGGGATCTCGACGAATTTTCTCATGCGGCAGGAAAAGGCTGGTGTAAGTGGGAGGGAGCTTGCCAATTACAGTACCGCAGAAAGGACAGCGGAAAGAAGTCAAAGGAACAACCTCCAATCGAAGAATTGAGTAAAACGATTATAACACACGGAAAGAACGATGACAATGGTCAAGACCGCGCATCTGACAAAAAGGAGGAAAACCCAATGCGTAACTACTACATCAGCAACTCCAACATCATCTACACCGAGCACGAAAAGACCCAGAGCGTGTGGCCGGGCTGCCAGTTCGAGCTGATCGGCTCCTTCCGCTCCCGCCGCGAAGCCGATGACTACTGCTTCCAGCGCGGCGTCTACACCTGCGATGGCAAGCGCATCTGACCAAGCCGAAACACCCGCGAGGGTGTCCGCCGGAACCGCCCAACCGGCGCTGACGATGGCAGGGCAAGCAATGACAGACAAAGGATGTGAAACTCAATGAAGAGAAAGCCCCAGACCCTCGCTCCCAAGGAGCGCCCGCTGACCCCCAGCGAGGCCATACTGGAGCATCTGGCCAAGCTGCCGGAAAAGGATCAGTATCTGGCTCTGGGCTTCGCCGCGGCACTGAGAACCCGGCAGCCGAAGCAGAGCCAGAGCGCGTAAAGCCCGACAAGAAAGGAAAATGTGCAATGGAAATCCACCAGTTTTACATGGCACTGGCGAAGAGCTGCGGCGGGGCCTGCAAGGATTGCAAGGCGCGTGATTTCTGCTTTACCGCGCCGCGCAGCATGACCGACGAGATCATTGCTCGGGCGGTTGCGATGACATAGAAATCCGAGGATCAGGAGGACCGGCGCGTCGCCAAGGCGCGGAATGTGACGGTCACCTACGACGCGGACGGTGTGCGGGATGTGCAGATAGACTTCAGTAGCGGCGAGGAGGACGGTGCGCGGGACGTGCATGAGGACTTTGACGGCAGCGAGGCGCAGCGGAAGCTGCTGGCCGAAATGATCCGCTGTATGCCGGTCGATGGAAAAATCGAAGAGATGCAGCAGATGTTACTTGCAATGCTGGTCGTAAGAGATTTTGCAGATTGCGGGCACGGCCTTGCGGTCGATCACGGGGGCAACAGATACGGATACGTCTTTGTCAAGGACGAATATCTGGATAGCCGCGAGGGCGAACTGTTTGCCGGAATGTTTGTGGAAAGTATCGCCGACGAGGAATTTCGCAGTAAAGCGTATCTGTACAGGCTCGCATGTGAACAGAACAAACTGATGGAATCGGAACGGGAACGCTGTCTGGAGAGCATCGAGAGAAGGCTCCGGCGGAGATGGAAACCGCCCGAGGGGCAGTGCAAGGATTGCAAGTACTGGCAGCGCGACCGATCGCCTTTCCACCACGCTGGGGTGTGCCTCAACGAAAAACGATGGCTCGAAAAGAAAGCGGGCATCTACATCGGAGAAGGCGGCATGTGCGAGGAATTCGCACGACGGGAAAAGGCAGACCAGTAACCGCCCGGAGGACAGGCCGCCGCCGCATAGGATGACGCAGGAGGAATGCGAAAATGGAAATTGCTCAGATTGTCCAGACGGTAAAGTGCCCCAACGGGGCGACGGTGCTGGTCGCCGGAAACTTCCTGCCGAAAAACGACGCGGAGCGGCAGGAGCGTCGCCGGGCGGCGTGGGCGCAGACCTACCGCAACGCCATCAACATCGAGGCGCGAAAGGAAGCCGAGAAGAAGGGAGAGACCGACCATGCTGTTTGAAGTCGCCCAATGGCTGGGCATCCTCTTCGGGGCCGCGTTCCTGGTCTGGGTGACGCGCCCCGGCACGCCGGTCAGGCGCAAGCGCCATCCGTGGTTCGACCGGGCCTGAGCGCCCGGACATGGGAAAGCCAGTGCAGGATCGGTTTTCACCTCCCGCTCCGCCCGGTGCAGCTCCGGGATTTCCCACCAGCAACCCTGTGGAACCCGACTGACTTACACGACTTACTTGCCCGACAGGCAAAACGACCCATAAAAGGAGGAAAAAAGGATGGCGAAAAAGCTGATGCGATGCGGCGAGCCTCTGCTGCGCGTGCGGGAAAACGTCGTCAAGCTCAACCACGCTATGGAGCGCAGAGAGTATCTGTTGCAAATGTCCTGCTGGTTACAGCAGCATGGGCAGATGGAAAAAGCCCAGCTGGCGCTTGAATTTGCCGAGCGCTGCGATCAGGAAATCGACGAGCTGAGCGCCCCATGAGAACCAACCTACAGGCCGCGAGGAAGGCCAAGGGAATGACGCAGGAACAAGTCGCTAAGATTCTTGGAGTGGGATTGCGCCACTACAAGAAAATCGAAAGCGGCGAAACTCTCGGGAGCATCCCTATTTGGGATACGCTGGAAGACCTGCTCGATGTTAATCAGCGCGTTTTGCGAGAAATGCATCGCGGCAAAGCAGATAATCCGTAGAAACGTCGAGAATATCTGCGATCTGAACCAAGCCGTCCAGCGTAGGCTTTGCATCTCCGCTTTCGTACTTGCGATAGTTTCGAATTCCGGTTTGAAGCAGATCGGCCATCTGCTGCGCAGTAAAGCCGCGCTGCTTGCGGAGATCATTCAGACGATCTGAGAACATGGAAGTCCCTCCTAAAAAGTGTCATAAAAATTCACTGTCAGCTATTGACAATGCCATTATAAGGCACTATAATGATTATAGTAAGTGCCATTAAATGGCACTATGCAAAGGAGGGACAACCAATGACCACTGAAGAACGCATTGCAAGTCTGGAAAGGGAGCTTGCATCCCTGAAGGAATGCGCCGCCATCCGCGCCAACCCGATCAGCCGCTGGACGGACGAAAAGGCGAAGGCGCTTGGAGAGGAACTGAACTGGGAGCGGCCGCGAATCTACAACGGCGTGCAGACCCCGTTCTCCCAGATCATCCGGCGAACGCTGTTCGGCTCGGATTACCGGATTCACCAGATTCACCGTCTGAAACCCGAGGAAGAGCGCGTCGCCGCCGTCATGTGGGACGATCTGGCCGACGTGGTGCGGCGCTACGCCAAACAGAACTGAGAAAGGAAGCGATAAAATGACCGCGCTGTATGAGATCGAAGCCCGCTACGCCGACCTGCTGGCGGCGCTGGACTGCGCCGAGACCGAGGATGAGGCCGAGGCCCTCTGGGGCCAGCTCGACGCGATGGAGGACGACGTGAAGGACAGGGCCGAGGCCTACGCCCGGATCGTCCGCAGCAAGCAGGCCGAGGCCGAGAGCTACAAGGCCGAGGCCCAGCGCCTCGCCAAGCGCCAGAAGGCCGCGGAGAACACCGCCGAGCGCCTGAAGGCGCGCCTGCTGGACTGCATGCAGCGCCTCAACCTTAAGGACGTGCAGACCAGCATCGGCAAGTGGCGAATTCAGATGAATCCGGCGAGCTGTCAGGTGCTGGACGAAGCCCGTGTGCCCGAGGAATTTCACGTGAAACAGCCCGACAAGATCGACAAGACGGCGATCCTCAAGCACTGGAAATACACCGGCGAGCTGCTGCCCGGCGTGGAGATCACCCAGAGCGCGGGGCTGAGATTCCGATGAGGGCGGCGGTAAAGGCCACGGCTCAGATCGCCGCCGCGCCCCTGCGGGCCTCCGGAAAGACCACGATGATTCTGGACGTGTTCGGCGACCGCGCCGAGGCACTGGAGGCCCTGCGGGACACCGTGCTGGACGTGGAGCTGAAGCCCCACCGGAAGCAGCGCAGCGTCAGGGCGAACGCCCTGTGCTGGGAGCTGTGCTCCCAGATCGGCAGGAGCCTGTCGCCGCCGCTGCCCAAGGAGGAGGTCTACCGGGACGCCATCCGCGCCGTGGGCGAATACGACCAGTATTACATCCGCGAGGAGGCGCTGGAGGCGTTTCTGGCAACCCGGAAGCTGCTGGGCGTGGGCTGGTTTGCAGAGGTGGTCGGCGACGCGCCGCTGCGCGGCTATGTGGAGGTGCTGGCCTACAAGGGCAGTAGCGTCTACGACAGCCGGGCGATGGCCTCGCTCATCGACTATCTGGTGGATCAGGCCGAGCAGATGGAGCTTACTATCGCCTACGACCTCAGACAGATCGAGCGTATCAAGGAGGACTGGGGCCGCGAGTTCGCCCGCCGGGCGGCGGCCCTCGAAAAAGGAGGAAATTGAGATGTCCCAGAGAGACAACACCCGCCGCATCGCCGGCTTCCGCGGCGCGGAAGTACAGAGCGGCGCAAGGCTGCTGATCCCGGTGCCCGCCGACGAGTATTCCCGCCTGACGCGGGATTCGGCGATGCTGGACGTGATCGCGGCCTTCGCGGAAAAGAACAGCTACATCGACATGACGCTGGTGAAGACGCTGCTCGCGGCGCGCGGCCAGCATGGTGAGGAGGAAGCGTAATGGCAATCCCGGTTCTGATTCTTGGCGAATCCGGCACCGGCAAGACCACGAGTCTGCGGAACTGCCCCCCGGAGCGCTTCGGCATCATCAACGTCAGCAAAAAGCCGCTGCCCTTCCGCAGCAGCTTCAAGACCTACAACACGGACGACTACGGCAAGATCACCGGCGCGCTGAAGCTGGCCAGGGCTCCGTCGATGGTAATCGACGACAGCCAGTATCTCATGGTCAACGCGTTCATGCGACGCTCGAAGGAAAAGGGCTACGACAAGTACACGGACATCGCCAACGCCCACTGGAGTCTGGTGGATTTCGTCATCAATCACCTGCCCGAGGACATGATCGTGTACTTCATGTCCCACATTGACCGCGACCAGCAGGGCAACGAGAGGGCCAAGACCGTCGGACGCATGATCGACCAGTACATCACGCTGGAGGGCATGTTCACCATCGTGCTCAAGACCCACGTGCAGGACGGCCACTACGGCTTCCTCACCCACAACAGCGGCTTCGACACGGTCAAGACCCCGCTGGGGATGTTCGAGGCCGACGAAATCGACAACGACCTCTTGATCGTGGACGACGCGATCCGCGAATTTTACAGCTTAGGAGGAAAACGCAATGATCCAGATTCCGAATGACTACGACAGCGCCCGAGCCTATGACGGCAGCGCCGCTCCCCTGCTCACTCCCGGCGGCCACATCTGCCGCATCCGCGGCGCGCGGGTGGAGCAGTCCCGCAGCGGAAACGACATGCTGGTGGTGGCCTTCGACATCGTCGAGGAGGGCGAGTTCAACGGCTACTACCATCGGCGCTTCGAGCGCGCCAAGTCCTACAACGCCTATGCCAACTGGCCCGGCGTGTTCCGCGCCTCGATCCTCACGGCGGACGGCAGAACCAACGGCTACTTCAAGGGCTTTATCGAGGCCGTGGAGGCCAGCAACGCGGGCTACAGCTTCCGCCAGAGCGGCGGAAACGAGGCGATGCTGAACGGCAAGCTGGTGGGCTTCAACTTCGGCGAGGAGGACTACCGGGCGCAAGACGGCAGCGTCAAGACCGCCGTCAAGCCCTTCTACGCGGTGAGCGTCGCAAAGGTGCGCGAGGGAATCGCGCCTCCGGCGAAAAAGCTGCTGGCCGACGCGGGCAGCGCGCCCCGGCCCGTCGGGCAGCCGGACGCAAACGGCTTCCAGCAGGTCGTGGACGACGATCTGCCCTTTTGAGGAGGCCGACCATGCTGACGTGTGACGACTGCACCTGCTGCCGCGACTGCGACGCGTGCGTGAGAAAGGAGTGCGAGCATGGCTGTGCCGAGCAGATCGGACATCCCCGTGGGGCGGGATAACGCCGTCACCCGCATGGCGCTGGCAAGGCGCTGGAACATGCCCGACCGCAATGTGCGCAGGCAGATCGCCCGCTTCCGGGAGGACGACAGCGACGGCATGATCGTCGTCTCCTCCTCCCGCGGGCGCGGCTACTACCGCACCAGCGACCCGGAGGAAATCCGCGCCTTTATCGGCGACACCACCGCGAGAATCCGCAGCCTGTCGAGGCTCCTGATCTGCGCGCGGCGGGCGCTCAAGCGGGCGAATGGGCAGATGGAGATGGAGATCGAAAAGGAGGTTATGTAATGCCGTATTTTATGCCCTGCCCCTTTTGTGGAGCGAGAACGCCGATTGTGCGTCTCGAAACAGACATTTCTGATTTCACTCTGGAAAACCCGGATCACGTATGCCGCGTGAAATGCGCCCTCTGCGGAGCACAGGGGCCGACTTTCAGCGACAAGGATTATCACAATGATTTCGAGGAGCTTGCGCGTGAGGCATGGAACATGCGCACCCCAACGGACTGATCCATGCCGAGACCCCAGAAGGCGGGGGTAGAGTACTTTCCGCTTGACGTCGAAAACGACGACAAGCTTGATCTAATCGAGGCGGAATTTGGGCTGACAGGGTTTGCGGTAATCGTCAAGCTTTATCAACGCATCTACAAGCTTGGTTATTATTGTGAATGGAATGACGAGGTTGCCTTGCTGTTCGGGAAGCGTCTAGGGACGGGTGGCAAGGCCGTTTCTGAAATAGTGTCCGCCGCGATCCGAAGGTCGCTGTTTGACGAGGAAATCTACAGAAAATACGGCGTTTTGACGAGCAGAGGCATCCAGAAACGCTACTTCGAGATTGTCGCCCGTCGAAGAAATGTAGAGGTCGAACAGCGCTACCTTCTGGTTTCCCGCGAGCTCATCCCCGTAAATGTCAACATCATGTATGCAGAAACCCCGGTTAATGTCAACACCATGCAGGCAGAAACCCCGGAAAATGCATACAGAAGTACACAAAGTAAAGTAAAGGAAAGTAAAGTAAAGGAAAGTAAAGTACTGCTGCATGAGCGCCCCCTCGCGGCGGCGGCAGTGGAGACGGATCAGCGCCCGGATTTCAACACCGTCGAGGCCTACGCCTCTGGCAATCTCCGCTATCTGTCTCCGGGCAACATGGAGGAGCTTGCATCCTTTGCTGAGGACTTTCCGGCGGACATGCTCCGCTACGCCGTCGACCTCGCCGTCGGAGCGGGAAAGCCCACCTGGAATTACGTGCGCGGCATACTGCGCAGCTGGCAGTCCAAGGGCTTCCGCTCCATCGGCGACGCGCGGAATGAGGAGCGCCCGGCGCAGACCTCTCGCAGCCCGTATCCGGCAAAGCCCAATCCCGCCCTGCAATACGAGCAGCGCCCGCACGCCGAAAGCGACTACAGCGACCTGTACCTCGACCTGGACAAGCTCTACGGAGAAGGAGGCGAAGGCAAATGACCAGCGCGGAAATGATCCTGCGCCGCCAGGTGCGCGACAGCATCGCCCTCCTGCGCGGCGAGCTGACCGCCCAGCAGCGCAGGACGCTCCTCGGCCAGACCCACAGCGACCCGGAGGCCGCGTGGAAGGGCCTGAACACCATCATGCGAAGGAGGAAGCGGCATGAAACTCACCCTGACGCTCTGGGGCGCGCCCAGAACGAAAAAGAACAGCCAGTCGATACGCTGTAACCCTCGAACGGGAAGACGCTTTATCAGCCCCTCAGAGGCTTACAAGGTCTACGAGGCGGACTGCCTCAGCCAGATTCCCGGCAGGGCCCGCCAGCGAATCGACCTACCGGTGAACGTGCGCTGCGTGTACTACATGCCCACCCGGCGCAGGGTCGACCTGACCAACCTGCTGGAGGCCACAGACGATCTCCTCGTCCGGGCGGGGGTGCTGGCGGACGACAACAGTCAGATCGTCGCCGCCCACGACGGAAGCCGCGTGCGCCTCGACCGGGAAAACCCGCGAGTGGAGATCGAGATTGTCTCGATGATGGAGGGAATGTAATGGGCGCAAGGATTGACATGGTCGGCAAGCGCTACAACCACTGGACGGTGATCGCCGAAGCGGAACCCAGCCCGAGCGGAAGAATTCGATACATGTGCCGCTGCGACTGCGGATTTGAAAAAATAATCCACGGTGAAACGCTCCGTTACGGGCATACGCATATGTGCGCCGGATGCGCAGTCAAAGAGCAGCAAACCAAGAAACAAAGCAGAAAAGCGCTCAAAGGTGAAACGCGCGTCTCCGACGCCCCCCCGGCGGCGGTCTACGTCCCAACGCTTGGCCCGCGATACTACCTGATGCGAGGCCGGCAGGCCTATGGCCTCTCCGTCGCGGAAATGGCGCGGAAGCTCGAAATCTCCCCGCTGCTGCTGGACTGGCTGGAGCAGGATGACAAGACCGTCACCCATCCCAAGATCGTCGAGCGCATCGCCAAGGCCTACGGCCTGACCGAGGAGCAGTGCGTGGGCATGCTGCCGAAAAACTACCGCCCCGGGCATGACTACGATCCCGACCGATACGCCATGCCGGAAGAGGTGCTCAGCAATTTTACGGTCATGCCTGGATACGTCCGGGTGTGGAAATGAGAGGAAATGGATGAGAACGGCGGCGAGGCGAGCTGAAAAGAAATGGAGAAGAGAAGATACGACTGGACTTGCGATGAACCGCATTGACATGGAAGAGCATTGAGCTGAGCAGACTTGAGAAGAAAAGGATCAGATTGGATACGACATGAATCGAAAAGAAACGGAGGAGAAAAGACGCGCGTGGAAAAGGATATGAGATGTACTGAGAAGCAATGAATTGCAACGGAAGGGATGGGAGTGGCTGAGAGCCGAGGTGAAAAGATCAGACTTGCGAGGGATTTGCACTGCACTGATACGAATTGCAATGGAAAGGAATAGCTCTGCATAGCTGCGATATGAAATGGCGCGGGGCCAAACAATTGAGGAGGAAAAAAACATGAAGGAACTGAGAATCAGGATCACTCTGACGGAAGAAGCCCTGGGCATGATGCCCGCGAACCCTGAAATCTACCGCGACTACATCGCCAGCAACGCGCCCGACGCGGCGAAGTTGGCGGAGGAGATCGAAGAAAACGGCGTGGACGCGATGGTGGAGAGCGGAACCACCGTTTTCCCGAGGCTGGAGGACGGCCGCCCGTTCTTCTGGGACTACCAGATTCGGGGCATGTTCAAGGATTCCATCGGCATGCTTCGTCGCGTGCCGGGTACGGCGTGCAGCAAGCTCAAGGCCTACAAAAAGTTCGTCGACGGTCTGATTTTTGTCCGGGAGCGCAAAATCCCCGTGGAGGTGTGCGGCGAGATGGGCAATTGTCAGCGCTCGCTGCGAACGGACGGCCCAACGGGCAGCCGCACCGCGCTGGCCAGCAGCGAGACCGTTCCGGCGGGGAGCACGATGACGATGACGATTGTGATGCTGACGGACGAGCTGGAGGCGGCCGTCAAAGAGTGCCTGGACTATGGCGCGCTGCGCGGCCTCGGCCAGTGGCGCAATTCCGGCAAAGGCCGCTTCGCGTGGGAGGAAGTATGCTGAACCAGATCATCAAGGCGGTGCTCATCGCCTACATTTTCCTGATCGGCGGAATCGCCGGTTACAACCTTGCGCTGCTGGGCTTCGGCCTGCGGAGCTTCGACGAGGAGTTTGAGGAGGAGGCAGACGATGATTGACAAAACCCTGCGCAAGGCCACGGCGCAGCGCTGCGGCGATGTGATCGTGATCCGCATGACGGGCGGCGGTGACTGCCTGTGGCTGAACATGTACCTTGACGAGGCGATCGGGCAGATGACCTGCGACAGCGATATTGGGAGTTATGCCTATCACTGGGGGCCTGAAAACAACTTTGACTGGACACCTTTTTGGTGCAAATGGCTTTCCTGTGACGAATGGGTGCTTCGCAAGTGCTGCGGCGAAAGGAAGGAGGAAAGGGACTTTAACCGCACGGAAAGCGTCAACAACCTGCGCGAGTATTTCGAGCAGGCGAATGAAGACGTTGACAAACAGGCTGAATTTGACGATGTGCTGGGAATTGCCGAAGAGTACGACGACAGAAGGTCTTTCGCGGTCGCGCTGAACGTGGCTGCTGATGATCGCTGGATTGATTTGCCGGATGAGTGGTGGAATTGTCTGGCGGAGGATTACACGCCCTGGCAGAAGCGCTTCGCGGAAATCTGCCGCGAGGTGATTGTTCCGGCGATTCGGGCGATGATGGAAAAGGAGGATGTGAAGAATGGACAGAATCGCAACGTGCAGCATCATTAAGGGAAACGGCGGCGTGGAGGCCTACGTCAACGGCGTGGTCTCCGAGGAGCTGCGCCGTCAGAACGCCATCCGGGAGGCGGAAGAAGCCGCTCTGCGGGCGGAGCTGGCCGTGACCAGAGCGCGGCGGAACCGGCTGCTGGCCGAAGACCTGCGGATGCGGCGAACCGTGCGGAAGCGCCCGCTGCGTCAGCGCGTGCGGGACAGGATCGCGGATGGCTGGGCGTGGGTGATGGGGTGCATCGTGACGTATCCCAAGCTGATCAAGAACTGGAAAGAATGATCAAAAATTCGAGGAGGAAGCAATCATGGATAATCGGTTTTACATCGTTCGCGCGGAGCGCGCAGGGGTTTTCTTCGGACACATCAGAGAGCGCGTCGGCAGCGAGGTCACCATGACCGACGTTCGCCAGCTGTGGTACTGGTCTGGCGCGTGCAGCCTGTCCCAGATGGCCGTGGATGGCGTAAAAAACCCGGGCAAATGCAAGTTTACCATCGCTGTGCCGGAAATAACGATCCTCGGCGTCAGCGAAATTATTCCAGCCAGCGAAGTAGCTGTAAAGAGCATTGGAGATGTGAAGCCGTGGAAGCGATAAAGCAGTTTTTGAGTGTCAGTAACGGCTCAGGCTCAGGCTCAGGCTCCGGATACGGCTACGACGACGGCTCCGGATACGGCGACGGCGACGGCTACAACTACAACCACGGCTACGGCTGCGGCTCAGGCTCAGGCTCCGGATTTGGAGACGGCGACGGCGACGGCTCCGGATACGGCTGCGGCTCCGGATACGGCAACGGCGACGGCGACGGCTCCGGTGACAACTCCTATATTAAATCGATCAACGGAAACACCGTATATCCAGTCGACGATGTGCCAACGCTGATCGATCATGTGCACGGCAATATCGCCAGAGGACACGTTTTGTTGAGCGATCTGACGCTAATTCCGTGTTATGTCGTAAAGTCCGGCGATCTGTTTGCCCACGGAGAAACGTTGCAAGAAGCAATGCGGGCGCTGAATGAAAAGCTGTTTGAAGATATGCCAGTGGAAGAGCGCATTAAAGCATTTCTTAAAGCGTTTCCGGGCGATGGAAAGTATCCAGTAAAGGCGTTTTTCGACTGGCACAATCGTTTGACGGGAAGCTGCGAGATGGGTAGAAAAGCCTTTGCGCGAGATCACGGAATCGACATTGAAAACAGTGAAATGACCGTGGACGAGTTTATCCGCCTGACACGAAACGCCTATGGCGGCGAGGTGATTCGAGAGCTTGAGAAAGCGAGGGAAAAGGTATGATCCACGACAGCTGCGAAGGGTGCAGACACGACCTCGGCGGCGGATGCTGCCGGATCAACGAGGAGGCCGAGTGCGGGGCTGGAGATCGGGAGCTGTGGGAGGAGGAGGAAGGATGATCGAGCTTAAACCCTGCCCGTTTTGCGGGCAGCTTCCGCAGGTGCAAGAGGATTTTCGCTATCCGTGGCCCGAACGCGAGCGCACGCGGGCATACGAGGTGGTTTGCCAGAATTCCGACTGTATCATCGGAAAGGTAGATGAACGCTATCGACTTACAAAGCGCGAGATCGTTGAGTTGTGGAACAGGAGGGCTGAAAATGGCTGAATTTGTGGAGATCATGCGGCAGGCGCGGAGGATATGTCTTGAACATCCGGGCGATTGTTATGAATGCCCGCTGTATGATGATGAGTGGTCGGGCTGCCGGTTTGATCTCACCGAAGAGTATCTTTACGACGATACCACGGAGCGCATCGTGCTGAAATGGGCGGAAGATCACCCCGAGCTGGTGTACCCGAGCTGGTTTGACGCGTGGCAGCAGCTTTTTCCGGGCGCGAAAAACGTGCCCTGCCCGGAGCTTTATTTCGGAGCAGATTGTACGGATGGGAGTGGCGAAGGCTGTATCGTATGCAAAAGGTCGCCCATCCCCGCCGAGATCGCGGAAAAGCTGGGGATCAAACCGAAGGAGGAATAAACGATGCCGAAGTACATTGACGCTGAAGCGCTCAAAGCGGCTGTAAGCGCGTATTGTGACAAAACAAAGCCGTGCTCCACGATTTCTGTCGCGGGTCTAATCCCGGATGTAGTGATTCATGATGTGCTGGACATCATCGACGAGGCCCCTGCCGCCGACGTGGTGGAGGTGGTCAGGTGCAAGGACTGCGTGTGCATGGGCAAGCGGCCTCCGCTGCCGGAAGGCTACCGGGAGGATTGCGGCTGGTGCATGCTGCATGGGCGCGTGGTACTGCCGGAGGATTTTTGCAGCAATGGAGAGAGGATGGATGACGATGCTTGACCGCGAAAAACAGCCGACCGGGCTGATGCACTCTGGGGAGCAGCTCCGCAAGCTGCTCATCGAACACCCCGATTTACCGCTGCTCGTATTTGCCAAGGATAGCGCAAACAGTGGCGACTATTACGCAATGAGCTGTACGGATATTTCTGTAGAAGTTGGCGAATTTCTGGATTGCCAGCAGGGATACAACGATTGCTACTGTTTTACCGACCGAGAAAAATTCCGCGACGAAATCGCCGAAAATGTATTTTTCGAACAGGAGATCACGGATGAGGAACTGGAACGGGAAACGGAACGGATATTTGCCGAATATAAGCCTTATTGGAAACCGTGCATCATCCTGACGGTGGGAAATTGAGAGGAGAAGTAGATAAATGAGAACGCCGGAAGAGATTAAGAAGGGGCTGGAAATTTGCAGAGGAAAGTGCACGGGAAATAAGCCACATTGCCCATATGACAAATATGTTAATGGGTGCGAGGATGCGCTCAACAGAGATGCCCTCGCCTACATCCAGCAGCTTGAAGCGCGCATGGAAGCGTTCGCGGATGAAGCACTTACCTACATCCAGCAGCTCGAAGCGCAGCAGCCGCGCTGGATCAGCGTCGGGGAGCGGCTGCCGGAGGACGATGGATACTTCCTGTGCAACCGTAATGACGGCTCGCCGGATGTTGTCTGCATGTACTATGGTGATGGAGATTTTCTCACACCAGAACCTGAATTGAACAACATTTCTAACGTTATCACCCACTGGATGCCGCTGCCGCAGTCGCCGGAGGAGGAATGAGTATGGGTGATCTGATCAGCCGTGAAACGGCGGTAGCGATCATGCAGGCAAAAGCAGACATGGCGATTGGAGAGGTCAAGGACGCAGCCTCATTTTTCTACCATTGCGCCAACATGCTCGAGAAACTTCCCGCCGTGGACGCGAAGATCGACGGCGACACTTCCGACGGCTACCACACCTTCAACGAGCTGTACCACCATCGCGCTGTGTTGTTCTCGGTGATTGTAAAAGCGTTCCCGGAGCGGGCATGGAAGTCCAGAAAGCACCACGACGGTACGATGTACGACGGGATGTTTATCGTAGGAATCGACACGCCGCAGGGGCAGGCTACTTATCATTACGACGTTGATCCGTATTGGGAGATGTTCGCTTGCCGGGAACTTGACCGTGCGCCGGAATGGGACGGACATACGCCAGCGGAAGCAATCGCTCGAATCGGCGCGTTGGAGCCGGTGCGACACGGGAAGTGGATGACTGCGGACGGGATGCTGCCGCCTGAATACCACGGCAAAAAATACTGCTCTGTGTGCACTGAATTTGCATTGCATGACCGCTTCGGCCGGGAGCGACTGTCTTGGTTCTGCCCGTTCTGCGGCGCGATGATGGACGGAGGCGAAGAAAAATGAATACTTTGATCGCATTTATGATGGGAGAGGCGAACCGCGACAAAGAGATGATGGTCTTTGACTGGGACAAGGCCGCGCGGCTGATTGCGCAGAGGAAGCCTCGGATTGCGATGGCTGGGCTGCGCGGGGACTGGGAATTTACCGGCGGCGTGATCTACGAGAACGGGAAGTTGATCACTAATGAGTACACCTATCTTGCGTCCACGTGGGCCGTACCAGAGCTTGACATGGACGGGGAAATCGTCGAATGCTATAAGATGGAGGCTGAAACGCCGAAGTGGGATGCGCATACCAAATGGCCCAAGAGCGCGGTGGAAATCTATAGGGAGCAGCTTGAGGAGGGTTGACAATGGCGATTGCCGGAATTCTGTATTTCGTTTGGCCGCTCTTATATGCTTTGATGGCGGGAGAAGAATTTTCATGCAATATGATGGCTTTGACCGCGGCAATTGTTGTTGCCGGTGCTTTGGCTGGGCGAAAGGGGGACGTGTAATGATCGCCATCTGGATCGCAATCGGTGTCGTCGCCGCGCTGGGACTTGCAATGGTGCACGCCTGCATCGTCGCAGGGAGCGACGCGGACGACGAGTATGAGCGGTGGCAAGAGACGAGACGCAAGGAGGATGATGAAAAATGATCAAAATCGAACACGTCGAAACCTTTGGCTGGGAGACCGCCGTCCGCGGCCTTAGAAATCCGTTGAACAGTTGGGAAAGGGCAGATAGCAGCAGCCTTAAGGACTATGAGGGTTACTCAATCGGCTACATGGTCGGGTCAGATGACAAAAGGCTGATGAAGTCTCTCGTCAAGGCCGGAACCGACCACAGCAAATTTATGCGCATGATCGGAATTGGCATGGACATTACCAGCCATCAGGTGTGGTGGGCAGAGTTTGACACCTACAAGGTCGGCACTGTCAGAAATTCGTGCTCGAAGATGCACACCATCCACATCAAGTCCTTCGAGCCTGACGATTTCAGCCACGAGGGGATTGATGAGGTCGGAGGGGGGACGAAGGAACTGTTTCTGCGCGTACTGGTGGAGCTTGAGGCACTGCGTATCCTGTTCAACGAGACCAAAGAGCGTAAATATTGGCGCGCGATTATCGAGCTGCTGCCGAGCGGATATAATCTGCGGGCAACGGTGACGTTGAATTACGCAGTCGCGCGAAATCAGTACCACGCCCGGAAAAACCACAAGCTGGACGAATGGCTTGACTACTGCAAAATGCTGGAGAAGCTGCCCCACTCCGACCTGATTACGATGGAGGCGCAGAAGGAATGAGCCACAGCAGCATTCCCAGCCGCAACCCAAGTGGCTGCCTCGATCTCACGGCTCGAGATGCACTTGTAGCGGTGCAAAAATCGCGGGAAGAAGTCGATCTGCGGACGCAGCAGGTCATACACACCCTCAAAAAATGCATTGATCTGTGCGGCTACGATCTTCTGAATCGAATCGAGCTGCGCGACCGGGAAACAGGGAGGATTTACAGATGAGCGAGTTTGCAAAAAAAGAGGCCCCGCCGCAGACAGAGCTGAATGCCCTCGAAATCCACGGCATTGAGTTTATTGCCGGGCTGGACGCGCAGATTGCGAAATTTGCGGAGGCGCTGAAGCCGAGGCTGAAAAGCCTGCCCAACGGCTGGCGGGATTTCCGACTGGCGCAGAATCTCATCGCAAAGGCGCTGGACGGCCTCTACGCGACCATGCCCACCAAGACGCTGCTCAAGTTCCAGCGCCTCAACGAGATCGGCGAGGTCATTGTCCGACCAAGGCCCGCGTCGCGAAAGGGCCAGTACATGCAGATCGTGGACAACGACGACCTCAAGCTGCTCATCAACAAATCCATCGAGCACGAGTGCGCCATCTGCATGCGCAGGGGCGGCGAAGTCCGCTCCTGCCCGCTGCGCCGGGCACTCATGAGCATCTGCCCGCCAGAGGAACTGGTCAAGGACGGCTCCTGCAACTATCAGGCCGTGGCCGCCGGGAACGACCTCGGCCAGTACATCTGACGACAAAAAAAGGAGGAATCCACATGCACGCAATGGAACCCCGGGAAATGACCCTTAACGGCTATCAGCGCGATGCGCGCGGCACCCAGAACGGCAGGCTGAACCCCTGCGAGCGCCGGATGCACGCGCTCCACGGCCTCGCCAGCGAGGTCGGCGAAATCCACGCGCTGTATCAGAAGGTCTTTCAGGGGCATCCGCTGAACGCGGACAGGGTCGTGGACGAGCTTGGCGACCTGCTCTGGTTTGCCGCGGAGCTGGCCGACGTGCTGGGAGTGAGCCTCGAGACGGTGGCGGCTCTCAACATCCGCAAGCTCCGGCACCGCTACCCGGAGAGGTTCGATGCGGAGCATTCCCTGCATCGGGAGGAGGAATAAAATGGCGGCCAGCAAGCGCGGCGTGAATCTGGACGGCTGGGACGTGACCTGGGACGAGTATAAGGAGCTTGACTACTTCTGCCGGCAGTACCATCGCAAAAAGCAGGAGGCGGAGAACCTGCTGACGCTGCGCGTCTCCACGCCGCAGCCGGTCGTCGCCGCCGATGGAAGCGCGGATTTCCCGGGCAGGGGCGGCGGAGGCGTGTCCGATCCCGTGGCCGAGATGGCCGAAAAGCGGGAGCGCCTGCTGCGGGACGTGCGGCTCATCGACCGGGCGGCAAAGCTCGCCGGGGCCGAGCTGGCACCCTGGCTGCTGCGGGCCGTGACCCGCAAGGACGGCGTGACCCGCATCATCGCCGACGGATGCCCATGCAGCGAGCGCTCGTTCTACCGCATGCGCCGGAGGTTCTTCTATGTGCTCCGGGAGCTGCGCAACAGCGACGCGGCGTAAAGTTGGCAGTGCGGTGCAGTACTTTTGCGGTATACTTTCAGCATGGACAGGCCGGAGATTGCGGCCTGTCCTCTCTCTGTGCCGATTTTGGCGTGCGCCGGGGTCTTTCCTCCTCTCCGGCTGCGGGAGCGTCCGTTTTTATTGCAGGCTGGGGGCAGGACGCGGTTTCGGTGGGAGGGTATGGAGGCAAAAACACGACGCATGGATTGCCATATAGCGGAGCCATGCCTTTTTATATCCGTCCGTATCTCCGACTTTTACGGACGAATATACGGTGAAAAGAGGTGACGGGCTTTGGCCGAACGCGACGCAAGGGGACGTTTTGTTAAAGGCAACAAGATACATGGAAAGGGCGCAGGACGGCCAAGGCTGTCCGATGAAGACCGAACGCGCATTAACGACCTTGGAAAAAAGGGACTGGACAAACTGGAAGAGCTGATGATGGGAAAAGAGACAGACCCGGCGGTACAGGCGCGCGTGGCGATTTTCTGCGTTGAAAAAGCCTTTGGAAAGGCAAAGCAGGAAGTCGAGACGGTTGCGCCGGAGGGCGGCGCGCCGAATATCATTGTGCGCAGGTGCGGCGATGAATGTTGATTTCAACGCGCTGTTCTGCGATGACGCTTTCGGGACGGTGCTGAATGACTTTCTGGACGAGGGACACGCGGAATACTGGCTTGCAGGCGGGCGCGGCTCCACAAAATCCAGCTTTATTTCGCTGCTGATCGCCATCGGCATTGTGGATGACGAGTATGCGAACGCTATTATTTACAGACGCGTTGGGAACACGCTGAAGGACAGCGTGTATTCTCAAATGATTTGGGCGTTTGATGTTCTTGGGCTTTCGCCATATTGTAGATTCCGACGTTCGCCGCTGGAGATTGAATATCGGCGGCCGGACGGGATTGTTCAACGCGTGCTGTTTCGCGGTGCGGACGACCCAATGAAATCCAAGTCTATCAAACTGACGCATGGTTATTTCAAGTATTTATGGTTTGAAGAGCTGGCGGAATATCGCAGTATGGAGGACGTGCGAACCATCAAGCAATCCGTGTTTCGCGGCGTGGAGAGAGCCGTAACATTTTACAGCTACAACCCTCCGAAATCGGCGCAGTGCTGGGTGAACGCCGAGGCACTGAAGCCACGCGAAGACAGGCTAGTGCATTACAGCAATTACCTGCAGGTAGTTCGAAAACATCGCAGTTGGCTGGCGGACGCGTTTATTGCCGAGGCTGAAGCCGTCAGAGCCACCAACGAGCGCGCCTACCGCAACGAGTACCTGGGCGAGGTCACAGGCACCGGCGGCAATGTGTTCGATAACTTGGAGCTGCGGGAGATCGGCGACGAAGAGATCGGCGCTCTTGAGACCTTTTACAACGGTCTCGACTTCGGCTTTGCCACCGACCCGGACGCGTTCACCCGCTGGGCCTACAGCCGCAGGACGCGCAGGCTGTATGCCGTCGCCGAGTACTACGGCTCCCACACCAACATCGACACGCTAGCAGAAAAGGTCGCCGCGCTGGCAGGGCGGGAGATCGTGCGCTGCGACAGCGCCGATCCGCGGATGATATCCGAGCTGAAGCGGCGCGGCGTGACCGCCGTTGGCGTGCGCAAGGGCGCGGGCAGCGTGGAGCACGGCATGCGATGGCTGGAGGACTTGGGCGCAATCGCAGTCGACCCGCGGCGAACGCCCAACATCGCCCGGGAATTCCAGAAATACGAATATTTGCAGGACAAGAACGGGAATTTCCTGCCCGCGTATCCGGACAAGGACAACCACTGCCTGACCGGAGACACGCTGGTATGCACCGTGGACGGCGAAAAGCGCATCGACGAGCTGGTCGGGCAGACCGGCGCGGTGATCTGCTACGACGAGGAAAACGGGCGAGCGGCGACGGCTCGCTTTTTTGACGTCCGGCAGACGGGCGTGGAGGAAATATACGAAATCGAGCTGGAGGACGGTCGAATCCTCCGAGCGAGCGGCGAGCACCCGATCCTGACCCGGCGCGGATGGGTTTCGGCGCGTCAGATTGCGGAGGACGATGAAATTTTGGAGGTAAAATGGCACGGAAATACGGCTTACCATACCAGGGGAGCAAAAACGCGATTGCAGACTGGGTGATCGAGCACCTGCCCGGGAGCGGAACGCTGGTCGATTTGTTTTGCGGGGGCTGCGCGGTGACACATGCGGCGCTGCTGTCCGGGAAATGGGAGCGGATCATTGCCAACGATCTTCACGGTGACGCGCCGCAACTATTTATGGACGCAATTGCCGGGAAATACACGACGGAAACAGAAAAGCGTTGGATTTCCAGAGAGGACTTTTTCCGGCTGAAGGATACGGACGCTTATGTGCGGCTGTGCTGGTCGTTCGGGAACGATGGTAATACATATTTATACGCGAAGGAAATCGAGCCGTTCAAGAAGCGCCTGCACGAGCTTGTTTTCGCAGACACAGTCGCCGAGCGCATGAGTGCATGGCGGGCCTTTGTGGCGGAATTCAATCGTCTGAATCGGGACGTGGATGTGCTGAGCGGAAAGGCACGACGGCTATGCGCAGAATGCGGCGCGGCCTCAGTTGAACGCGCGGATGGAAGTATTGACGCAGAGAATACCCGCAAGAGCGTATTTCGTGCACATTCGAAAGAAATCCGCGAATATATGCGCGCGGCTCTTCGGGACAGCGAAAAGCGCGCCAGCGACGTGGACAGATTGCTGGGAACCAACGGTATGGCTGGGCATTATTTCGGCGAAAGCCAATGGGCGCTGCCGACAGAAGAAGCCTACGAGAAGATGAAAACCATCATACCGGGGCTGACGATTCCCTGGGCGATGTTGAATGAGAAACTGAACACATTGGAGATTCTGCAAAGCCTGCAAAGCCTGCAAAGACTGCAAAGACTGCAAAGCCTGCAAAGCCTGCAAAGACTGCAAAGACTGCAAGGGCTGCAAGTTTCTGGACTTGATTATCGTGATGTGAAGATCCCGGGAGACGCAGTGGTGTACTGCGATATTCCATATAACTGCACCGCAGACAACTACGGCGTGCGGTTTGACCGAGCGGCATTTCTGGACTGGGCGGATGTACAGACCGCGCCAATCATCATTTCCGAGTATTGTATCGATGATGATCGTTTTACAATGCTAGCAGAAATTGAAAAGCGACAATTAATGCAAGGAGCAAAACATCAGAAAAAGGTGACGGAGCGCCTGTATTGCCCAAAACGTCAGGCAGACGAAATTCGGGCGTGGCTGACCCTTCAGGAGAAAATGGCGATATGAGCGAAGACGAAAAATACGTGCGCGTGAAGGCCATGAAGCGCAGATCGGCTGAACCCGTGTATAACATGGAGGTCGAGCGTTTCCACAATTTCGCTGTCAACGGCGGGCTGATTGTGCATAACTGCATCGACTCCTCACGCTATGCGCTGGAGCCGGAAATCGGGCGCAGAGTCGCAACGACGCGCTCGGACATCTACTAAGCAAGAGGTGACAACATGATTACACGCGCCAAGCGCTATCTGGACGAGGCCGGCATGCCCTCTCCGGCCATGCTGCGCAGCGTGCTGGCGGAGCATCTGGCCGAGGCTCCCCGGCTGGGCAGACTGGCGGGCTACTACCGGGGCGACAGCGAGATTACCCGCCGCGTCCGGCAGAAGGGCCTGCCCAACAACCGCATCGCCCATCCCTACGCGCGCTACATCGTCTCCGTGGCCACGGGCTATCTCATCGGACAGCCCGTGAATTACTCCGTGGACGGCGGCGAAGACGCGCTGCAGCCCGTCACGGACGCGTATAGCAAGTGCTCTATTTCCTCCATCGACGCGGAGAACGCCCGCCACGCCTCCATCTACGGACGCGGCGTGGAATACGTGCATGTGTCGGAAAACGACGAGGGACAGGTGCTTCCCTGCGTGGCGGCGCTGTCCCCGGAGCAGGCTTTTGTCGTCTACGACGACGATTACCACAACACGCCGCTCTTTGGCGTGTACTATGCCAAGGACACCACCGAAGAGGGCAATCAGGACGGCTGGCGCGTGTATCTCATGGGCGACCGGAGCGTCCGGGAGTGCCACATGACCGATCTATCGGCCAGCGCGGTCACGGTCGTCGGCGAGACCCAGCATTATTTCGGCGGCGTGCCCATGATCGAGTACTGGAACGACGAGGACGAGCGCGGCGACTTCGAGTGGGTGCTGCCGCTCATCGACGCATACGACAAGCTCCAGTCCGACCGCGTCAACGACAAAGAACAGTTTGTGGACAAGCTGCTGCTGCTCACCGGCTGTACCCTCGAGGACGACGAGCGGGGCCGCCCGCCGTGGCAGCAGCTCCGGGAGGACAAGGCACTCTGCCTGCCCGACCTGCAAGCCAAGGCCGAGTATCTTCAGGGCGCGCTCACCGAGAGCGACGTGGAGGTGCTTCGGACGGCGCTTGTGGCGGACATCCACAAGATGAGCATGATTCCTGACTTGTCCGACCGGGAGTTCGCCTCCAACGCCTCCGGCGTGGCCATGAAATACAAGCTCTGGGGCCTTGAGCAGATGACCAATGTCAAGCAGCAGTGGTTTATAGAGGGCCTGAAGACGCGCCTGAAGCTCTTCGCCAATTTTTGCAAGGTGCAGGGGCATCCGGCGCTCAACGTGGACGACGTGAAGATCACCATGACCCGCGCCATGCCCGCGAACCTCGTGGAAAACGCCCAGATGGCCCAGTACGCCGAGGCCGCCGGAGCCGCCAGCACCGAGACCAAGGTGCGCATGCTCCATGCGGCGGACGGCTGGACGGACGAGATGGTGCAGGAGGAAGTCAACAAGATCGAGGGCGAATCCCAGAGCACCGCCGATCCGCTCACCCAGTACGGCAACATGCTGATGGGCGATACCTCTGACCAGCTCAAAACGCAGGACAAAAAAGAGGAGGAGTAATGAGCAATGGCGAACGGAGGGCGTAAGAGCCTGCCTCGGCGCATTCTGGAGGCCGCGGACGCGTTCGCCAGTTCTTTTTCAGACGCGGAACTCAAGCTGTTCGGGGCCTTCGGCGCACTGCTCGGCGGCAAGGCGCTCAAGCACGGCCGCTATCGCGCACTGACGCGCCGCAGAATCCAGCGTGAGCTTGCGCGCGTCGTGGACAATATCTGCGCAGCGCTCGAAGAGGAAGCCGCTCAGGCGGCCCGTCAGGCGCTTTTGACGGCCTATGCGGCGACCGCCGAGACGATTGCCGATGAAATTGAGGCATTCGCCGTGCAGACGGAGGTTGAAGCGGAGCGAGCGCAGCGGGAAATGATCAAAATCGTCGACGAGCTCACGCGGCTTGTCAACGAGTCCACTCAAATCGAGCTGAAGCACATGCGCCGTGACGCGGACGACATCTACCGCCAGATCGTGGAAAAGGTGCGGGACGCGTGGCTGGAACCCGGAAACGCGTCCAAACTGAACGCGGAAGTGCAGGAGGCGATCAGAGAGTTTGCGGCCAGCGGCGTGACCGGCTTTACCGACAAGGCCGGCAGAAAATGGGGCCTGTATGAATACGCCAACATGGCCATGCGGACGGCCATCCACCGCGCCGGACTGCAAGCCACCATCGACACCATGCGGGCCAAGGGCCAAGACCTCGCCTATGTCACCCGGCATCCGGGCGCATGCCCGCTGTGCGCGAGATGGTATGGCGTGATCCTTTCGCTTTCCGGCGACGATCCGACGCATCCATCATTGCAGGGCGCAATGGATCAGGGCCTGTTTCACCCCAACTGTGCAGACGTGCTCCAGCCATACATTCCCGGCGTGTCCGATCTGACCGCCGGCATGGGCGAATACACGCCGGAGGAGAGCGCGGCGCGCTACACGGCCAGTCAGCACCAGCGCACATTGGAGCGGGAAATCCGCAAGTGGAAGCGCATGCAGGCCGCGTCCACAACGCCGGAAAACGAGCGCATGTGCAAGGCCCACATTGATAAGCTGCAGCGCCAGCTCCGCACGCTGACCGGCGAGACCAAGCTCCCCCGCCGCTACGACCGCGAGGGCGGCAGAGTGCTCCTCAGCGCGGATGCAAAAAAGCTTAAGCCCTTTACAGTTGGCGAAAATGGGCGTATAATTCAAAACATCGCCACTAATCCCGCGATAACGAAGACTGATGCGCCGAATGCGTCCACGAAAACGAGCGAAAACAGCGTGAATTTCATCTGCAAAATCGACCGGAGCATATATTCTTGCGTCTCCAAGGATATTACCACGGACGAGGTCGTGATTACAGAAGAGCGGATTCAGCACATCAAAGAGCGTCACCCGAATGATTACGAGCGGTATTACTCTTATATCGCTCAAATATTGCGCAGCCCAGACTATATTCTTGAGGATAAGGTTCATACGGGCCTGATCTTAAAAGAGATCAAAGAGGACGATAAAATGTTTCGGCTTGTATTGCGATTGAGCACATCCACGGATAACCCGGAATATAAGAATTCCGTTCTTACTTTCATGGAAACAAACAGAAAAAAGTGGGAGCAGAACATCCGGAATAAAAAAGTGCTTTACAAGCGAGACGAAATCTGATATAATTTAATTGCACTAAAGGGATTCTTGAGGTGGTAAATTTCGCGGCGACCACACGCCGATGGTATTGACAGGGGGCGTATGCATGCGCCTTCGAGAGATGCAGGAGAAGGCCGCGCCTGCCAAGAATCCACGAAGTGCGCAAAGCTCATACGACCGACCTAAACCGCCCAGCGCAAGCGAGGCGGTTTTTCTATGCCCTGAAAAGGAGGAAGCACCATGAAATTGTCCATTCTGGGCACTGAATACGATGTCATCCGCAAGAATTACACGGACGATCCGTATTTCGAGGCCCACGGATGCAACGCCTACTGCGACAAGCTCGGCAAGCAGCTCGTCATCTGCTCCGCGGACACGCATCCGGCGTTTGCCGACGATGATGATTTTGCCCACGCGATGTGCGAAAAGGCGACGCTGCGCCATGAGATCGTCCACGCGTTTCTGTTTGAGAGCGGCCTCGACAGCAGCTCCGGCCGGATCACCAACATGGGCTGGGCCGAAAATGAGGAAATGATCGACTGGATCGCCCTTCAGGCCCCCAAGCTGCATGCGGCCTTTGAGGCTGCGGACGCGCTTTAACTCAATAAACCCCAACGGCATTAAGCCGCCGAGGAGAGCCGATCACTCTCCCGGCGGCTTTTGCATACCCTTTTCCGCCCTGATCAAGCGGAAAAGACCTCAAAAATCAAGCCGGACGCAGCGGCCAATCTGCGGAATAGCCGACGGGCGTAAAACGGAAGGAGAACTAACCATGAACAGTGCGAAGGACTTTTTTAACCCTATCAATCTCCAGCTCTTTGGAGAGGAAAACGGCGCTGATTCCAATGCGAGCGGCGAGAATGCCGCTCAGGGCGCGCAGGAGGCCTCAGAACAGCCTCGCACCTACACAGAGGAGGAATTGCAGGCCTCCATCGACAGCGCCGTCAAACAGCGTCTGGCGCGCGAGAGGCGCGACACGGAGAAGCGCATCGAGCAGGCCCGGGAAGAGGCCCGCAGCGAGGCCGAGAAGCTGGCCCAGATGAACGAGGCCCAGCGCGCCGAGCATGAGCGCCAGCGCGTGGAACAGGCAGCCAAGGATCGCGAGGCCGCTATCGCCCAGCGCGAAGCGGAACTCAACCGCCGCGAGCTGCGTGCCACGGCCATTGAAGACCTCCGCAAGCGCGGCCTGCCCACGAGCCTCGAAATCGTGCTCAACTACACGGACGCGGACGCGTGCCACACCTCCATCGACACGGTGGAAAAGGCGTTTCGCGAGGCCGTGCAGCAGGGCGTGGACGAGCGCCTGCGCCAGAGCGGCGTGACGGTGCGCGCCGGCAATGCGCCGGACTACGCGAAGATGTCCGACGCGGAATACTACGCAGCCACCTACAAGACCGGCGGCCAGAAGTGACCGCCGCAACCAGAAGAAAGGAATGAAACCATATGCCCAATGAATTTATTACCCTCCAGACCATCGCAAGACGCGCCCTGCCCCGCCTGATCGAGAACCTCGTGTTCCCGAATCTGTGCTATCGCGACTTCTCCGGGGACTTTTCCGACCTCGGCGATACGATCCAGGTGCGTAAACCCAACGTCCTTGAAGCCAAGGATTTTAACGAGGCCTCCGGCGTGGAATATCAGGACATGAAGGAGACCAGCGTCCTCGTCAAGCTGGACAAGCTGGCGACCGTGGACGCGAAGGCCTCCGCCATCGAAACCGCCGTGAACATCTCCGATCTCGATCGCGTGTTCATCGAGCCTGCGGCGGTGGCGCTGGCCGAGAGGATCAACGCCGACGGCCTCGCCCTCTACAAGGACGTGCCCTACGCCGTCGGCACTGCCGGCACTACGCCCGATTCCCTCGCGGCGTTTGCCGAGGCCCGCAAGATGCTCAACGTCAACAAGGCCCCTGTCAGCGGCCGCGTCGGCGTGTGGAGTCCCGAGGCCGACGCGAAATTTACCCAGATTCCCGCGCTCGTCAACGCGGAGAAGTCCGGCACGACTCAGGCGCTGCGCGAAGGCTCCATCGGCCGCGTGTACGGCATCGACAACTACATGGCGCAGGGCGTGCAGACTCACGCCTCCGGCATCACCGCGCAGGAGGGCGTAAAGCTGTCTGCCAGCGCCGCCGCAGGCTCCACCACCATCGGCCTGACCGGCACCACGCTGACCGGCAAGCTTGTCAAGGGCGACGTGCTGACCATCCTCGGCGGCACCTATGTGGTCACTGAGGACACCGCCGCCGCAGCCTCCAACGCCATCGCCGGCGTCAAGATTTATCCGGCGCTGAAGAAGTCCGGCACCACCAGCACCAACGTCACCATCGCCGCCAGCCATGCGGCCAACCTCGTGTTCTGCCCGATGGCTTTTGCCTACGTCACCCGTCCGCTCATCGATCCCGACGGTCAGGGCGTGCAGAGCTACGTCACCAGCTACAACGGCATCTCCCTCCGCGTTACGAAGGGCTATGACCAGAAGTACAAGCGCTCCACCTACTCGATGGACGTGCTTTACGGCTACAAGACCATCTACCCGGAGCTGGCCGTCCGCGTGATGGGCTAAGGCCGTGGCGATCAACGCGGAGCATGTGCGCGAGCGCCTGACCGCGTACATCTACCCGAGACGACCGGCGACGGACGAGCAGGAGGCCGCATTTCTAAAGGCCGTGCAGGTGCAGGCGGAGTACGAGAGCGCATTCGACGGCGAGGATGCGCTCCCGCCCGGCGTATCGAGCTTTTCCATCGGCAATTATTCCGTCACCGCTGAGACAGCCCAGAGCGCAGGTTACACGCAGCAGACGATCTGCCCTGCGGCCTATGCGTATCTCTTTAACGCAGGACTTATCCGGCATACGCTGCCCGTTGCGAGGAGGCTGTAGCCATGTTTGGACTCAACGAGCGGGCGCAGTACTATAAGCGCACTGGACAGCAGGGCGGAAAACCCGCATACGCGGCGGAATCCGCCGAATTTGCCTGTCGGACACAGCCGACGCGCAGTCGGAGCCTCAGCGATGGAAAAAGCGTCATGCTGAGCGCAGATACACTTGTATTTGCGCCCGGCTCCGCCGCCGCGCTCGGAATTTCACCCGGCGACCGGCTTGAGATCGGTATGGAGCATTTCGTCGTCTCCGAGGTGCAGGCCATGCGCGGCTATGCCAAAATCCATCACCTCGAAATTCTCGCGAAGAAAGAGGGCGGATAGCATGCCGGCGCATACGAAAAACATGGGCTGCTTTTCCTACGATGTATCCATTGACGCAACCGCGACCGTCGCCCTCGCCGAGGCGGCGGCGCGGGATGCGGTCGCGGAGCTGGGCGATTACATCAAGGCCGAGTCCAACGCCATCGCGCCACTGCGTGATGGCACGCTGATCGAAAATTCGCGCGTCGAGGTCGAAGGCGACACGGCGACCATCGGCTATTTCAACACGATCTATGCCCACTATCAGCATGAGGGCGTTGAACTCAACCATCCCAACGGACGGCAGGCGAAATACCTGGAATCGGTGATGGAAAGCCCTGCGACGGCAAATGCGGCCCGCGAAATTCTCGCGCAGAAGCTGCGCGAGCGGATGGGAGGCTGAACCCCATGACCAATCAAGAGAAAATCGAGCTTGCGGAGCTGCTCAAGGTGCTCTGCGATCTCGACCGCTTTTCCGACTGCTCCGACCGCTTTTTTCGGCAGGTTTTCGCCCAGCGCGTCCAAGTCGTAAAGGCGAACGGCTATATCGACAAACTGCTCGCCGATGCGGGCGAAGAAGGGAATGAATAACCTATGGCAAGAAAATCTGGATGCCCGTTTAACATCCGTGATTACAGCGTCAAAATCGAAAATAAGGTCACTGATGAGGAAGTGCTCGTCAAGGGCCTGTCCTCGATGAGCGTTGACATTGATTCCGACACCGACGACGGCAAGACCGGTGACGCCGTCTGGGCCGAGATGTTTATCAAGGGCCGCAGCGTTTCCGGCTCTCTGGAGGGCCGTCCCATCTGCGACAAGACCACCGGCACCCGCGACCCGGGCCAGAGCCTCATGCATAAGGCGGCCACCAATGCCGGCGGCTGTGACAATGACCAGACGCTCATCATCGCGGACGCAATCGGCAAGGCCGTCAAGTACGACTGCGTGATCACCAAGGAGTCCACTTCTGCGGACGAGGACGGTGAATCCGTCTCCTGGGACTGGGAGGGCGTCGGCCAGCCTGAGGAGATGGAATATGTGCAGGTTACCGGCGTATCGTTCAAGAAGGGCGCATCTCCCGCCACCACCGCCACCGTAAAGGTCGGAGAGACGGAAACCGTGGCCGTCGCATTTGCGCCTGAAAAGGCATCGAACACCCGCTTTGCCTACTCTATTGACGATGAATCCAAAGCCTCCGTCACGGTGGATGGCACGAACATTGCGATCCGCGGCGTTGCGGAGGGTACCGCCACGCTCACGATCAAGTCGATGAACAACAACAAGACCGCGACGCTTGCGATCACCGTCAGCGCCGCGTCCTGACCGACCGACCCCGGGGCGGCAAAACAGCCGTCCCGGATTTTTGAAACAGGAGAATCAGCATGAGCATCATTGAACAGCTTGCGCGTTTTCTTGCAGGAAAGCTGCAATTGCCGCTGGAGGGCGACACGGACGGCGCTGTGTTCTACGGCTATATGCCGGAAAAGCCCACCAAGGCCATTTGCGTGTACGCCAACGACCTGCGCGCTCCCGGCGACGACGAGGGAACTCGCGTGCAGATCGTCGTGCGCAGCGATATGGACGGCGGCTGGGCGCTGGCGCAATCGCTGTCCATCATGTCCATTCTCGACGACGCGCGCGACCTGATCTTCGTGCGCGATGGCGCATATATTTCCCGCATCGAGACGGAAAAGGGCTTCCAGTTCTCCGGCATGGCCGGGAACAACACTCAGTTCTACGCCGCAAATTTCCGAATTTATTATTGCGGAGGGTATTGACAAGCAGCCGTTTCTATGTTACTATTTCTTTACATAAATGGAAGGAGCGGTTAAATATGAAAAGAGTCGTTTGCTTGGTTTGCCTGTTTGCATTGTTATTCGTAACAACGGCTTACGGTGCCCCGTCGAAACAGGACGTTTGCGATGCGATTGCAACACAAATGGGTGAAAGTTTTGATTCATCCTCTTCTTTCGCCGTTGAATCCTATTACGATTCGACGCTTGATTCGATTTTTCTGAAACTTACGGCGAAAGATCAGGATCATGCTTTTTACGAGGAAAAGCGTGCATCTAATGACATCCAGCCGCTATATGATATGCTTGCGCGATTGAATGTTTACTTTGTGGCGCAAGCAAATTTCCAGAAATACTCGATCTCTGGAGTAGATATGTACTTTGTACTCTATAGCAACGATGGCATTTTGGAATATTTGGAAGTTAATGGGCGAAACATTTCCTCATTACTCTCCTAAAGCATACTTACAATAGGCCCAGCCGCATCATGATGATGCGGTTTTTTAATGCCAAATTTTGAGAGGAGATCACAAATATGGCCCGTAAAACCCTTGATTTTGACCGTTTCCTGTCCGAGCGTGAGAACGCGACGATGACGATCCGGGTATTTGGCCGCGACTGCATCGTCCCGGCGGAGCTGCCCTTTGATTATATGCTCAAGATCGAGCGCATGGTGCGCGATAAGGTCGCCATCACCGGTGAGGAGAATTTCATGCTGCTCCGGCAGATGTTCTCCAGCGATGATTTTGAATACATCGTGCATCACCCGGAGTTCCGCGCCAGCTACGTTTGGGAGCTGATCGCCTTTGCGTGGCTCCGCGCGGAAAAAGAGGAGCAAAAGCCCTCGGAGCCGGTTTTTAAGACCGAGGACGAAGTGAAAATCGAAGAGACGAAGGCGCGCAGCGCAAAAAAGTAACGGTCAGCCCGATTGATCTATGGCAATACATCGAGGCTGACTTCCAGCGCGAATATGGAATTGATCTCGTCGCGGCCAGAATATCATGGCGCAAATTCTGCGTCCTGTATGGCGGCCTGTCCGGGCATAGCCGGACATACGCCAATTACGACCGCATCGCAAAAAAAGTCACAGAAAACGGCGCGACTTCTACGGGCTGGAGCCAGCTCGTAGGGCTTGCAAAGCCGGACGGAAAGGGGTAAACACGCATGCCCGGAAGCTATAACGCCGGTTCTGTCTACGCGGAAGCGACGCTCAATATCGATAAATTCAAGGCCGCCGCGTCGCAGATGGGCGGCGAAGCCGGTAAAATCGTCACTGCCCTCGACCGTGCGGGTGCCGGGCTGGAGAAATCGCAGCGGGCATTGGATTTGCTCTCTCAAAATCTGAGCGCCGCGAAAAGCAGGGTTGATACTGCCGCGTTTAGTTTTGGCTCCGCCAGTGCTAAACTTAACGAGCTTGAAGAGGCCGCAAACGCCGCATCTATTAAAGCCGCTGAGATGGAGACAGCCTACACTAATGCTGCCCAGGCATTCGGCGAAAGCAGTATTCAGGCGGCGCAGGCAAAACCCGCTTATGAAGAGGCGGCGGCGAACGCTGACAAGCTCAATGCCGCCGTCGGAAAGCAGGAAACTGTTGTGCGCAAAAGCGCAGATGCGCTCAAACGCGCCGAGCTTGCCGTAAAATCCTATGAAAACCGCATCAGTGACACCAAGGCCAAAATCGACGGATTCAACGACACGATTTCCAGCCTCAATTCAGAGCTTGCCTCCGGCACGATGCAGGGAGCTGCCAGCGATATGGATGCTGCCGGCGCAGCCACAGAAGCCCTCAACGACATTACTGATACGGCCAGTCATACACTCCAGCAAGGTTTTGCTTCTGCGGTTCAGAGCGCTGTCGGGCAGCTCGATCTGTTTCAGGGCAAATCCGGTTTGGCAGGTCTTGCCCTGCAATCTGTCCAGCGCTCCATGCAGCCGCTTATAAGCAAGCTCAGTCTCACCGCGCTCGGCTTTGGTGCGCTCGCCGCCGGCGCGGTTTACGCGGCCTATAAGCTCTATGATTACGCCTCAGGCGCAAAGGCGGCCCGTGAGGCGCAGGAAGAGCTCAACAAAACGGCGCAGGAATGGGCCGATACCGACGTGACGACCAGCTATGAAAAATCGAAGGGCATGTCCGCCTTTGGTCTTGACGGCGACGATTTCCAGCGCATGATCAAAGGTTCCCGCGGATGGATGGAAGAGCTGACCCGCGTGTGGTCGGACGGTAAAAAAGAGACGGATGACATCGTCTCCGAGATGGTCAGCGGCTTCACCAGCGGAACGGACGAGCTTCGCGACGGCCTTGCGGAGATCAAGGACGCAGCCGCTTCCGGCGGTTATGTCAGCGACGGATTTTTACAGGGGCTCGACGAGGATGCGGCGCGCCTCGATGAGATCGACGCAGCCGTTGAGGCGCTGCTGAAAAAGAAGCAAAACGGCCTGCTGTCTGAGGCGGATACGCAGTCGCTTCAGGCGCTTTATGATGAGCGCGAGGCCATTGAGATCAAATATAAGCTCAAGCCAGACAGCGAAAACGGAAACCCGTTTGAAGAGATCACGACAAACGTAGACGCTGCGCTCTCTAGAGGAGCGCAGGGCACGGACGTTTGGGCGGACGCTTATGCAGCGGCAACGCAGGGCCTCGCTCAGTATAACGAGGCCATCCAGCAGGAATATGATCGGCAGTATGCCCTCATCCAGCTCATCGAGGACGATGGAGAGCGCAAACAGGCCCTTGAAGACCTCAATCAGTGGTGGAATGATGCTACTACGCAGGGCGTGGACAAATATGCAGAAGCGCTCAATTATGCAATGGATTCTACCAATGTTTTTGGTGAAGGAACCGCCTATGACAATACGGCAGATAAGCTCGAACACATCCGTCAGCTTATGATCGAGGTGTCCAAAACAGGCGATAAAACTAAGCAGGCGGAACTTGCGACGGCCCTTTCTGAATTGGATGAAACGCAGGTCGTAGAAATGACCGCCGCGTTGCAGTCAATGCAGGATGCCGCAAACAAAAGTGGCACGACATTGAGTTCTGAGGCGCAGGATGCATATTTCACGCTTACGTCGCTGAAAACGATACTCAGCGACGAAACGTTGCAAAAAGGATTGCCTGAAGACCTCATTAAATCGATGAATGATATGTTTGGCGAAGGGCTGGACAAAGAGGTATTACAGGTCTATGCGGCTTTGGATGCTGATTTCCTCGAGGAATCGTATACGGCATGGGCAAAAGGAGAACATACAGACATTGATGCCACTGTCAAAGTCAACTTTGAGGGCGGGAATTTTTCGAATGCGAAAGATCCTGGGATGAACTTTGCGGCGGCAAGTGGGCAATTAAATAAAACAGGCTTCATGGGGATCCCAGAGGGTACATCAAATACGCTCGAAGTTTTTTCTCGCGCCATACAAAGCTACCAAAATGCAGTTTCAGAATTCGGCAAAGACGGTGCTGTAAACGAAGGCGTTTCTATGATGCTGTTGGCGCAACGCGCAGCAGCAGAACTATCCGCTGATTCTGGAGCGGGCTTTGAAGAAATTGCTCAGTATATCGCAAACGGTCTTCAGTTACTCAAAAACGGCGAATTAAGCGAAGATGAAGCCGCGCAGTTGCTCTCAGTAATTGAGAACGTACAGACAATTCTCGGTTCCACGGAGGCCGTCGGGGCATTGGGCGATGTAGGTGTAGACTTGGCCGGCGGCCTTGCAGAAGGCTTTACAGGGTTTGGCTGGGCAAGCACCGCCGAAACGGTCGCTTCCGACATCGACGCAGCAGTCCGCGCCGCGGAGCAGTCCCATTCTCCCGCGGAGCGAACAAAGCCCATCGGAAATGACGTAGCCGCCGGCATCGGCGCAGGAATGGGCGAATACGACTTTTCCGGTGATGCTGAAACTGTCGCCGCCGCCGCAAATGCGGCCCTCAGCTCTGCGATGGCTGGCCCGACTGCGAAAACGCTGGGACGCAATTTTTCCTCCGGACTCGCGACCGGTATTCGAAATGGGAAATCCGGCGTAATTTCAGCGGCGATTGAAGTTGCGAGTGCCGCAGCACAGGCGGCGAGAAATGCACTCGATATCCACTCTCCCTCTCGCGTCATGGAATCCATCGGCGAATACTATGACCTCGGATTTATGGGCGGCATCCGCAACCTGTCGCCCGACATCGAGCGTGCTATTGCAGAAGCCGTTTACGTCGAGCCGCCGCGTGATCTGGGCGAGCCGAGCGGCAGAACCACCAGCAGTGCACGCGAGGTCGTCATCGACTATGACCGCCTTGCGGAGGCCATGTCGAATCAGCATATTGAGCTTGTTGAGAATGGCAAGGTTGCCGCCAAAGTCAGAGCGCGCTACACGGCAGAGGCCGCAGCAAATCGCAATCGCGGAATCGCCCTGGGCTATGGAGCGAGGTGAGAAAATGAGCAGAAGCAATAACAATGTTTTTTATTTCAACGATTCTTCCTCTTCTGATCACGGCGTTCGACTGATAAACGTCTACATTCCTTCCCTCCCGGCGGCACGAGGAAAAGTTGAAACGCCGCCGGGCCGGAACGGCGAACTGTGGATGGCTGAGGGATGCTACGACACCATCACCATAAAGCTGCAATGCCGGGCGAACAAGTCCAAACATAGCGAAATCGGCGGATGGCTGACCGGGCGCGGAAAACTGCGGTTTTCTTCCGCTCCCGGTTTTGAATTTATAGGACGAGTAAGCAAGCAGGTGGATTTCAAACAGCTCACCGCGGATTCCGATCCGCTCATTGAGTTTACGGTCACGTTTGCTTTACAGCCCTTCCGCTATGTCTACCCCGCGCCCGCCGCGCAGGAGATCACCACCTCCGGCGGGACGATCACCAATCCCGGCACCGTGTTTTCTCAGCCGGAAATCAAGCTGACGGGCAGCGGCGACATCACGCTGGTGGTCAACGGCTATTCCGTCGAGGCGCGGAGCCTGGCAGATGGGGCCGTCATCGACTGCGAGCTGATGGAGACGTTCAATCTGGCCAAGACCGCGTCGCTCAACAGCAGCTTTGTGATGGACGAGTTCCCGGTGCTGCGGCCCGGGGCGAATATCATCACGTGGACGGGCAGCGTGACCAAGGTTGAGATCACGCCGCGATGGAGGTATCTATGATCAACATCTACCCGGCAGACGCCGAGGACTTTTCCACGCTCGGTTTGGCCGTGCTTCAGCCCACGGAATGCACCGTGGAGGAAAAGGCCGGCGGCCTGATGGAGCTGGAGATGAAGCATCCCGTGGACGACGATCTGAAATGGACGTACCTGCAAAACGGATGCATCATCAAGGCCCCATGCGCCGTGCGGGAAGCGCCCATTGTGCGCATCCTCGACAACGTGCCCAGCGGAGCCACGCAGACCGTCACCCGCGCCATCTACAAGGTGCGAACCAACACCGGCGCGCGCCTGAGACTGCGGGCGAAGCCCAGCACCTCGGCCAAGATCATCCGCGCCTACAAGGTCGGGACGGAGGTCGTGCAGCTCTCCAAGTCCGGCGACTGGTCGCGCGTCGTCATCAAGAGCGGCGGCGCGACGGGCTGGATGTACAGCCAGTATCTCAAATTCGACCGCAACGAGACGGAGACCGTCAAGGGCGACAGCGACCAGCCCAGCACCGTCATCGAGAGCAAACAGACGCGGGATCAGCTCTTCCGCATCTATTCCGTGGGGCGCGACGCGGAGACGGGCATGGTGGAGGTCAAGGCCTCCCACATATTCTACGACCTGTCCGGCGTGATCTGTACCAGAGACTATCAGCCAGAAAACGTCGCCGCCGACACGGTTCTGAGCACCATTCTGGCCAGCGCCAGCGCCGAGCATGGCTTTACCTTCCATTGCAAGGTCACTAAGGCGATTTCCGGCGACTACACCGGCGCATCCATCGTCAAGGCGCTGCTCGACCCGGACATTGGCATCGTGCCCCAGACCGGCGCGCGGATCATCCGCGACAACTACGACGTGTATATCCTGCCGGACGAGGTCATGGATCGCGGCATGGAGATTCGGCATCGCAAAAACCTTCTGGGCGCTGTGTTGACGGTGGATGTGTCCGGCGTGGTGACGCGCATCCGGCCCGTGGGCAAGGACAAGGACGGCAACCGTCTGCTCATCCCGGAGAATAACGGATGGGTGGAAAGCGCCAACAAGGGCCTCTACCCCACCAGCCGGGACGCGGAGATCGAATACGACGTGAGCGTCTCCACGGCCAAGGACGCGCAGTTCAAGAATAACGCGGCGGCCCGGGCCGAGCTGAAGCGCCTCGCCCAGCAGGATTTTGCGGACGGCATGGACGCGGCTGCGGTGAGCCTCGACGTGCAGCTCGCGGCGCTGGAAAACTCGGCGGAATACGCGGACTACGCGCCGCTGCTTACGGTGTTTTTGTATGACAGCGTGCGCGTCATAGCCTCCTACGTGGGCATCAACGCCAAGCTCCGCGTCAACGGCTATGTCTACGACTGCCTGCTGAAGCGCTATCAGGACGTGTATGTGGGCGACATCTCGGAGCTTGAGCAGACCACCTATGGCTACGAGATCGCCGACGGCAGCGTATCCGGCGTGAAGCTCCTGCCGGGCAGCGTCAACGCCAACAGCGTCATGCGAAATGCCACCATCGGCTACGCCAAGATCGCTCAGGCGGCCATTGAGCAGCTGGCGGCGGACAGCATTGTGGCCATCCGGGCGGACATCCATGAGATCGTGGCGGGCAGCGTGACGACGGATCAGCTGTATGCCGACCTCGCCAGACTGGCCGTGGCGCAGATCACCACGGCGAACATCAAGGAGGCCAACATTGACTGGGCGCAGATCGCCGAGCTGACGGCGCAGATCGCGAATATCTCCAAGGCGCAGATCACCACCGCGAACATCAATGCGGCCAATATCAACTGGGCGCAGATCACGTCCCTGTCTGCGGCCATCGCGGACATCGCGACGGCCAAGATCGGCGAAGCGGAGATCAAGTCGGCGCAGATCACCGATCTGGAGGCGGAAGTCGCGCGCATTGCGGCGGCGAAGATTGCCGTGGCGGACATCGACTGGGCGCATATCAAGGACTTGGTGGCGGGCACGGCCATCTTTACCGCGGGCGTGGGCGACAAGCTGCATATCGCGCGGCTGGCCGTCACCGAGGCGAATATGGTCAGCCTGAGCGTGGGCGAGCTGCTGGTCAAGGGGCAGGACGGCTCGTTTTACTCCGTGTCCGTGGACGCGGATGGGAACATCGTCACCGAGAAAAAGCAGGTCGTGAACAGCGACGTGAAAGACCTATCCATCAATGCCGGGGAGAAGATCATCGAGGGCACGGTCACGGCGGCATGTCTCAATGCCAACGACATCTTTGCCAACAACGCGACCATCAAGCAGCTCATCGCGGCCAACATCGACGTGGACACGCTGTTCGCTCGGGAAGCGACTATAAATTCGTTGAACGCGATGGATATTCGCGGAAACAAGTATTTGCAGCTGTATGTGACGGACAAGGTTGACGGCATCAGTATCGGTGGGCGAAACCTGTTGCGGAACACGAATCAGGGCACGACCAATTGGGACTGGTCTATGCAGACTGGTGGGAAAACCATTGAAGAGTATCTGGATGGCGGAGTTCGGGCAGTTAAGATGACGAGGGACGCTACGCCTCATGCGGGATGGAGCGTTATATCCTACGCAATTGGTAAAGACGCATACGTCCTGCTGGAACCGGACGCGGAGTATATTGTCAGCATGGACTACAAGTCCACAGTCGCGGCCCCTAATGGTATCAGCGTCAATATTTGTACCGGAGAGGCTACGGATCATGCAATCCAGACCGCGACATACGATCAGGCGATACCGGCAGATGAATGGACGCATATCGCAGTGCCAATTAAAACGAAGTCTGCACTCCCTGCCTTCAATTATCAGCTTGTATACTTTACGGGTTTTTCCTCTGCCGTCAACTCCGTTCACATCTTCAAAAACCTGAAGCTCGAAAAAGGCAACAAGGCCACGGACTGGTCTCCCGCACCGGAGGATATTGAGGAACGAATGAGCGCGGCGGAGCTGAAGATCGAGCCGGACGCGATTGTATCCACCGTCACCAGCTCGGCGAGCTATAAGACGCTGAGCAGCAAGGCCGACGACAACGCGACTGATATCACGGGACTGAAGACCCGTATGACTACGGCGGAATCGAAGATCGACCAGAAGGCCGACAGCATTACGCTGAGCGTGCTGGAGACGAAGGTTGACGGCATCGCTGTGGGCGGTAGGAACCTGCTTCGGGGTACAAATCAGGGAACGGCCAACTGGGACTGGTCTATGCAGACCGGCGGGAAAACCATCGAAGAGTATCTGGGTGGCGGAGTTCGGGCAGTTAAGATGACGAGAGATGCGGTGGAACAGACAGGCTGGAGCATTATAAGCTACTCGGTCAGCGAAGACGCATACGCCCTGCTGGAGCCGAACACGGAGTACACGCTGAGCTTCGATTACAAGCCGTCGGTCGCGACGGCAAACGGAGTTATGTTTTCTATCCGAAGAGGCGACGGCTCGAACGCCGCAACGAATGACGGTGGCTACTGGAAAGAGATTCCGGCGAATGAATGGACGCATGTCTCGGGTACATTCACAACGGTTGAAAACATTCCGGATTTCTTGCTTGGCTCCACCGAAATCTATATTACGAGACTGCCGACGGCGGTCGGCTCCGTTCATATCTTCAAAAACCTGAAGCTGGAAAAGGGCAACAAGTCTACCGACTGGTCGCCCGCACCGGAAGACCCGGCGGGCAGTCTGAGCGTGAACAGCGACTACAGCAAGGTGGACATCAACACCGAGCGCGTGAGGATTGTCTCGAAGCGCATGGAGGTGGCCGTTCCGTCGGACGATGGCGAAGACGATGTGCTGCGCGTGGACGCGGACGGCGTGCATGCCGAGGTGGTTGAGGCGGACATGATCGTGTCTGACTCGGTGGTACATACTCAGGGCGCGGCGAGCTATACTCCGGCGAATGCTGGCGAACTGGCGGCGTATCTGGAGGGCCTGAGCGGGAAGTGCCTGACGGGGGATGTGGACGTGAACTGCATCAACGTCTCGTCCGGCAGCTTCGAGGTGCAGGGCCTCTGCGGCGCGGCAGGAAAGCTGACGCTGCGAAACGGCGCGCTGAACGCTCTGACGGTGCGGGGCTGTGGGCGAAACGTCATCGTGTATGTGGAAAGCATGGAGTTTTCCACCTCTGGTGTGGCGGTCACGGTAGACGACGGCGCGGTGATGCTGTTGGAATGCAGTCTGAACGCGGGCACGGGTCTGAGACTGGGAGCCAACTGGCCGTCCGAGGCTTGGCTGAGCGACTGCGAAGGCGACTGCACGACGCTGGCGGCGCTGAGCAGCTTCTCCCGGCTGTGGGCGAGCGGAAGCAAGCCCACCGGCACGCTCTCTCTCGGAGCGGGCAGCGAGGTCTACAACTCGACGGACGACCCGACCTTCGCGGCCAAGCCCGACCCGAGCATCCCAACGACCCAGACGGTGACGGCGAGCCTGTCTCCTACGAGCACGTCCACCAGCGGCTACGGCAGCAAGCTCTATCAGGGCCGCTACAGCAGCTCTCAGTCGCTGCGCAAGGGCGTGATGCTGTTTAGCCTGCCCAGCGATCTGACGAGCGCGGACAAGATCGACTCGGCAACACTGACGATCAAGCGCATCGGCGGCGTGGGTCAGGGCGGCGGTGTGAGCGTGCATGTGCGATGCTACGATGTGCCGGGCACGCTCCACGCCAGCAAGACGGCCTACGAAAACCAGACGGTGAGCATCGATGTGACAAATGCGGTGAAGGCCATGAAGACCAACGGATACACGGGCCTGATGCTCTACAATCCCGACACGACGACCGTGGGCGGCAAGAGCTATACGGCGAGCTACTCAAGGTTCGCGGGCAAGGGCGAATCGGGCGAGCCGGTGCTGAAGATCAGCTATCGCAAGTAAGGAGGCAATAAGCAGTGAAATATGATGTGACCAAGGGCGGATACATACTGCTCGGCAGGTGCGGCGAGAATCTCGCGCGAACGGTAGAAATTGATGTGTCTGAATACCTCGTGGAGTACCCCGGTGCGGTGGTGACGCTGCTGCACCGGCGGCATGGCGAGAGCGGCATCTATCCCGTGGCGGCGGAGCTGCGGGACGGATGTCTCGTCTGGCAGCCCACCAGCGCGGACACGGCCATTGCTGGGAGCGGCGAGGCAGAGGTGCGCGTTACGGTGGACGGTGTGCTGGCCAAATCCAAAATCCTCTCTACTATGGTGGACAAAAGTCTGACCGGGCAGGAGACGGACGCACCGGAGCCGGGCATGGACTGGGTGGACAAGATTACCACCGCCATCGGCAGCATCAAGAACATGAAGGCCGAGGCCGAGAGCGTGGCCTACGGAGAGCCTGCCACGGCGGAATACGACGGAAAGACGGGAACGATGCACTTTGGCATCCCCGAGGGCAGGCCGGGCAGAGACGGTACTGACGGTAAGGACGGAGCACCCGGTGCTAAGGGTGACAAAGGTGACACAGGTGATCCCGGCGGACAGGGGCCAAAGGGCGATCCGGGCAGCGACGCATCTGTAACCGCCGAGAACATCGAAGCTGCGCTGGGGTATGCGCCGGTCAAGGATGTGCAGGTCGCTGGCAACAGCGTGCTGGATGGCGGTGTGGCGAATGTGCCGATTGCACAGGCGACCACGCCGGGCGTAGTAAGTATACTCACTCCAACAAATAGCGGCATCTGGAACAATAACGGCAGCTTGATGATTTCGTATGCCACCGATGAGGAAATATCTAGGAGAGTTGGAAATCGTAAAACGATAGTATGCGCGAACATGGACTACGCCGTCAAAGCCGCCATGTGCGACGGCAAAGGCGCGGCGTGGACGGACGCTGAACAGAAGGCTGCACGGGATAGGATGGGCATTGATAAGCCGTATGAGCTGATCGAGGAGATTACAGTGGATGAGGATAACGTTAAACTTGTCGAGCGCAATCTGGATATAACCAGAATGTACCTTATGATTATCGGCGAATCCGGTCACACGGGTACATGTGCACTGGAAACGAGCTTCGACTCCGGTCATTCATTTTCGGCGTACTGGGGTCTTGCTCAGATAGCAGCCCAGTATGAAGTTGTTGTCGAACATGGCACCGCTAATGGTTATTACAAGTATAGTACTACATCCGTTTCGTCAACGCCTTCGCTTATGGGCATCAATCTTCTCGCGATGAAGACAATATTTAGCGCTACAACCAAACCTTCGCGAATAACCACACTAAAAATTTCCGGGCCGATCCCGAAGGGCACAAATCTCAAAATCTACGGGGTGAGAGCATGAAGAAAAACGTACTGGTCAAAACCGGTGAACGAACGGAGACTCGCATCCGCACCATCCCCGCTCAATACAGCGAGATGGGCGAGCTGATCTCGGAATCCTACGATGAAACCTACACCGTGACTGTGCCCATAATGGAAGCACAGAACGTGGAGATGACACCGGAGGAAATCGCCGAAATGGAGGCAATGCAGGCGAATGTACCTACCCCGTCTCCAACGCCGGAACAGCGCCTCGACGTGCTAGAGGGCACGACAGACGATATAATCCTGATGATGGCAGACCTGATTGGAGGAGGTGAATGACATGAAGACTTTGAACAATCTGAAGCTGCGAATCATGGTGCGGGCGTTCCGCATCCGCATCGCGAACGGTGAATCCTTTGAGGACATCGCAGCGGACTACCCCGCCCTGACCACGGACGACCTTGAGGCCATCCGCGCGGCTCTGGGGGTGGCGTAAATGGCGAACTGGAACACTGGGCACAACCATTTCCCGGCGGATGTGGGCGTGCAGTGCGGACTTATCGCTGCGACGAACGTATCCAGCGGCAGCTATGCAGATGTATCGGTGACGTTCCCCAAGGCGTTTCAGAGCGTGCCTGTAGTGGTGGTGGGCTTCAAGTCAGAGTCCACTGCGGGGACATTTGGGCGATGCTGCGTGTCGGTGAACGGTTTGCCCACGACCACGGGTTTCACGGCGCGGATTTTTAACGGTGATTCATCGGGACGCATGCCCGCTGTGACATGGATCGCGGCGGGAACGCCGAAATGAGAAAGGATGGATGAAACATGGCAACGGTACGGGTAGGATCGGCGAGAATCGACGAGAGGGGCAAGGCCGAAGAGTGGAAGTCTCTCGCTGTTTTAGGGGTGCATGCTTCATACTCAATTTCATCCACAGGGCGACTACGGCGAAATAGCTATATTAATTCGCGAAACCGTTTTGTGCCAGAGAAAATTATTGAATGCGCAGTCGGGAATACAGGTTATCGAGTATACAATTTTATGGTTGATGGCAAGTCAAAGCAAATCAAGATACATAGGTTGGTTGCGATGGCGTTTCTTGATAACCCAAATGGATATGATGTTGTAAACCATATTGACGGAAATAAACTCAATAACAATATTGAGAATCTCGAATGGTGTACCCAATCTCACAACAATATCCATGCGTTGAGGACTGGATTGAGAACCAACAGAAGAACAGAAAGAAGATATGGTGAAAGTGCCTATCATTACAAACTTTCTGACGAAGAAGTTGAGAAAATCAGGTGGATGAAAGCAACTAGCAGCATGTCGAATGCTAGTATTGCAAAAGAGTTTCAAATTGGCGAAAGCCAAGTTGGAAGAATTATTAGAGGGGAGCAAAGAGCGAAAGGAAGTGTGGTAATTCATGTCTAACGTGTACGTAGGTTCCGCGCGAATTGATGAAAGAGGAAAGGCTTATGGCGGAAAAGCTGGGGATCAAACCGGGAAAGAAGTAAGCAAACAGAAGTTTTACGTCCACAAAAAGGGCTGGCGGGTGTTCCGCGCCAAGGATCGCACGGCGGCGCTGAGGATCGCCGCGGACATGGAGGCGGCGTGCAAAAACAGCCACATCGGCTATGACCAGTGGCAGCGCAACACGCTGTACAAGGTGGCCGAGGCGGTGGGCTTTGACTGCGCCAAGGTCAAGACCAACTGCGAGACGGACTGCTCGGCGCTGGTGCGGGTGTGCTGCGCCTACGCGGGCATCAAGGGCCTGCCCAGCGATTTCCGAACGGGGAACATGCCCGCGAATCTGCTGAAAACCGGCGCATTTGTGGAGCTGAAGGGCGCGAAGTACACCGACCAGAGCGCGTACCTCGGCAAGGGCGACATCCTCGTGACCAAGACCCACGGCCACACGGTTGTGGTGCTGGACGACGGCGCGAAGTACGAGGGAACTGTCGAGGCCAGAGAGTACGCGCTGGGCGAGCGGCTGCTGAAGCACGGCGCGGAGGGCGCGGACGTGAAGCAGCTCCAGCAGTACCTCATCCAGCTGGGCTACGATCTGGGCAAGTGGGGCGCGGACGGCGAGTTCGGCGACGCCACGGAGTTTGCGGTGAGGGCGTTTCAGGGCGATCACAAGCTTGGCATGGATGGCCAGTACGGCCCCAAGAGCCATGCGGCCATGCTGGAGGCGCTGGAAGCGGACGAGCCGGAGGCGGAGCATCGCTATGTGGCCATCGAGGGCGGCAATTGCTATGTGCGCACCGCGCCCAACACCGACGGCAAAATCCTCGGCGTTGCCCATCGGGGCGACGTGCTCCCCTACGGCGGCGAGACGGCCGACAACGGCTGGCTGCTGGTAGCATATGAAAATCAAAACGCCTGGGTGTCCGGCAAATACGGAAAGCTGAAATAACAGGATCGGAGGATACGCCAATGAACGACGAAAACCATCTGCATGCGATTGGAGAGGAACTCGCGGCGCTGAAGGCCAGCAACGAGTCCGATCATAAGAGCTACCAGCGCCGCCTTAATGCGCTGGAGGACGCGCAGCACCAACAGACGCGGATGCTGCTGGACATCCAAAACATATCCAACGCTCAGCAAAATATCCTGTCTACGAT